AATGGGGTTCCCGCCATTTAAAGTCAGTCGACCTTCGGTATTTACATTTTGTAATCCTAGTAAAGCCAAGATACAAAGAGTCATTGCTGTAATAAACAACGTTTTCGCAAACAATTCAACTGATTCTTTATCTTTCAGCAATACTGGCGATATTGTTGTTAATACTAAGAATAGCAGTAAAAACATTGTCAATTTGCCTATTTCGTGCTCGTTATACGCTAAAGCTGGAAGGCTTATGCCTAAGAATAAAATAATGAATAATGACGCCTTCTGTACAGACATAGTTCCTAGAGTGTAGTGAACGAAATAAATGCACGGTAAAATCATTGATAATATTAAGATATCAACAGGCAACGAACTGAAAAAAGTGAAATTATTGAAATTTCCTGACAGTATAAAAAATCCAAAACTAACTATTGCAATTTTTTTAAACATTTCTATTCCTCCCAGTGTTTGATTATACATTTCATCAAACTATTAGGAAATAGTTAATTTTCGCAGTAGGACCATTATGCGCATTAGTGATCTCTAACTAACGAAGTTCGATAGCTCGATAACAACGGGACCCCAGGCGGGTCCTTTTTCTATGGAAAGGAAGGCGGCCTATTTGCGCAATAAGGAGTATATACCCGTTCTCCCATTTTTTATCGTCGAAGCGCGAGACGTAGTCACCTACACGAAAACTGACGTAGATCCACGCGATTTCACGTCAATCCGGCGCGACATCGGCGATTATCTTCCGCATTACTACCGCGATTCCCGCACGGTCGATAACTTGCTTAACGTCGAAGCAACGGAATTCGCCGACTTAAACGCTGAAATCGCGGACGTTCTCGCGCAGTTCTATATCGATACGGCAACGTGGGGCCTCGCGAATTGGGAGCGAATCTGCGGCCTTTTAACGGACGAGACGAAGCCGATCGAACAGCGCCGCTCCGTCATCAAATCGAAGTTGCGCGGTGTCGGCACGGTAACAGCTGCGATGATTAAGAACGTGGCGGAATCGTTCGATAACGGCGAGGTCGCGGTCATTGAGGACAACGCGACGTATACCGTTACTATTAAATTCGTAAGCACGCGCGGCGAGCCGGCGAACCTCGACGATATTCAGAACGCATTACGCGAAATCATACCGGCGCATCTCGCGGTTAACTTCTCGTTTACGTATATGACGTGGAACGCGCTGGACGCGAAGGCGTTAACGTGGGACGACTTGGATGCGCTTAATTTAACGTGGGACGAATTCGAAGTATTAGAATAAATAGAGGAGGATACGGATGCCTACGACAACACCGAAACTAGGATTACCGCGTCCAACAGGAACGGATAACGTAACTCGTGTGAGTCAGCAAGAGTTAATTGACGCAATAGACAACAACGCGGCCAAACTCGCGCATACGCACGATGGGACGGCCGGCAACGGTTCGAAAATAGCGGCCGCTAATATTACGGTTGCGGATACGGGCAACAACTTCGCGGCCACCGACGTTGAGGGAGCGCTAACCGAGCTTTTTACAAATGTCAGTAACGGTAAGACGGCGGTCGCTTCCGCTATTACTGGCAAGGGCGTAGCAGCCTCGGGGAGCGACACATTTACGCAATTAAGCACGAAGATTAACGCAATCAGCACGGGGACCGGCAACGCAGTGGCTGCGGATGTTCTCGCGCCTAAGACGTTCACGAACGGTTCAAGCGCGGGCCTTACCGGTACTATGCCGAACAGAGGCGCGGTCACTATCACGCCGAGCGCGTCAAGTCAGGCGATAACTGCCGGATACCATAACGGATCGGGTTCGGTGGCGGCCGTAGTAGTGCCGGCTGCGAACGTATTAACGGGTACGACGATCGCGGGAACGGCGGGGACGATGCCTAATAGGGGGGCGGTGTCAATCACGCCTAGTACGTCGGCGCAGACGATCCAATCCGGATTTCACAATGGTAGCGGCGTAGTCAGCGGCGATGTTAACTTAATTTCGGCTAATATACTGGCTGGCGTTTCCATATTCGGAGTCGCCGGAAATGTAATCGCGGGTAAACGGTCAGCGTCGGGAACGGGCACTCTGAGCGGCTCTACCGCTGCTGTTAGTGGGCTTTCGTTTACGCCGAGCGTAGTAATCGTTGAATCTAACTATACCGGAATAAGCCAGGCCGTCCGGGCTGTGTACCAAACTGGAGCGATACATGCGGGATTAAACGAAGCTCAGTATCGGTGGAACTACGGAAATAATAGTCCGAGTGCGTGGAATTCTTATCCGTTTACAGTTTCCGCGGGATCTTTTTCCGTTACTCTGGCTAATGGCGGAACCTCTGGGTCTACATTTTCATGGATTGCTATAGAGTAGGGAGGTAAATTTTAATGGCTTTCATAGGTAGAAAAATCTATTTTGAAAAAACTACGGGTAACTTAATTTTGGACACTGGGGAACGTTCAGGCGATGTAGTTGCGACTACAGCTGAGCAGGATTTTAATTCCTACAGTGTTTTAAAAGACCGGATACCCGAAACTGTAGGCATTAAAACTTTGGAGTACGGACAGTTTGCAGACGACTTCAATCAATGTTCTGGGTTTCGCGTAAATCCTGGAACTTTAAGTTTGGAATTCAGTTTCCCAGATCCAACCGCCCCTCAGGAGCCGATATATCGAAAACCTTTGACAGAAGAGGTAGAAGATCTTAAAGCGGAAAACGCGGACCTAAAATCCCGCATAAGCGACGTTGAGATGTTTGTCGCGGACATGATCGGGGGCGCTTAACCATGGCATTGGCATCGTATAAAGTTCGAATTGTAGCGAACGCTTGTATTACGAGGTATGACGCAGGTGAACGTGAAATAACGGATATCATCGAGAGCTACCGACTTAATCCGGAGGATGCAGATCTTGTTAAAGCGGAAGTCGCCGCAAAACGGCCGGATATTGTAGTTTAACGGGAGGTCTAACGATGAAAACAACGATTTTTAATAGCGTAGCCGGGGGATTAGGCGCGTTTGTAACGTACGCATTCGGCGGATGGACGGAGCTCATGTCGTTCTTCCTACTTGCGGTAATGATCGATATTGTGACGGGGCTGCTCGCGTCAGTCAAGGAAGGCAGCGGCATCTCCAGCGCAGTAGGATTCGATGGACTCGCAAAGAAAGTGTTCATGTTAATCGCGATAATGCTCGCGCATAGAGTCGACGTTCTTATGGGCACGTCATTTATTATGGACGGCGCCATCTACTGTTACCTCGCGAACGAACTCGTATCAATCACCGAAAATTACGGGCGGATGGGCTTGCCGCTGCCGGACGCACTTAAACGTGTAATTTCCGTGCTTAAAGATCGCGGAAGTAAGGACGGAGGCGATGCGCAGTGATACAGCGCACGTACGCTCTTAAGAAGGACCGCGTTGATGCGCGCGACTTAATGTTTGCGCCGAAATCAGCCACGGTTTTTCCTGACACCGTGGATTTGCGTCCGTATGACGCCGTCCCTATTTACGATCAAGGCTGGCTCGGTTCATGTACGGCGAATGCAATCTGCGCGCTTCATTCGTTCCTACAAAAGCGTGTCGACGGATATTACTTCAACCTATCGCGCCTATTCCTGTACTGGCACGAGCGGAACCTCGAAGGAACGGTCGACTACGATGCGGGCGCCTATATTCGCGATGGTATGAAGGTGCTGCAGAAGATCGGTTGTGCCGGCGAATCAACGTTTCCTTACGTTGAGTCAACGTTTCGAAATAAGCCGTCAGCCGAGGCGGAAGCGACCGCAGCCTACCACAAGATCGCGGAATACCGCCGACTTAACGCGAATAATCCGACGCAGCTTAAAGAATCACTCGCGTCAGGCTATCCGGTCGTTCTAGGCATCGAGATTTACGAAAGTTTCGAGTCGGCAGACGTTGCTAAGACGGGGATCGTCCCGTTCCCTGACCGATCGAAAGAACAGTTTCTCGGTGGTCACGCAGTTCTGGCGATGGGGTATACGACGTTTAACGGAATTGAATATATTATTTGCCGTAACTCTTGGGGACCGGATTGGGGCGATAGGGGTTATTTTTACTTACCGATGCAATACGTCGGGCGCATGATAAGCGATATGTGGACTGGGAGGTAATTAGCATGGCACTGACACGCGCAGAGTTTATCGCAATCATCGCACCGGTCGCCGTCAAGTTACGCGCAGCAGGCTCGTCGATATTTCCGTCAATCCGTATCGCGCAGGCACTCCTCGAAACTGGCGGACAGATTCCCGCGTGGAATAACCTCGTCGGATTCAAAGTCGGTAGCGGCGTCACCAACGCATACTGGCGCGGTCGCAGCGTTTCGACGCAAACGTGGGAAGTCTACGATGGCGTCCGATACGACAACGTTACGGCCAATTGGCGCGCGTATAGTTCGATCGAAGATTGCTTCCGCGATCAGGACTTATTGTTCGGGACCGCACGTTATCAACGCGTTAGAGCTGCGCGAACGCCATCCGAACAGGCAGCGGCCCTCTATGCGTGCGGCTACGCGACGGATCCGTTTTACGCAGGGAAGATCGTAGCGATCGCGTCGCAGTACGTGGATTACGATAAGGAGGTGACGGATGTGCTCGATCCAGGCGTCGCAAAAACGGTAATCAATACGTGGATTTCGCCGGCATGGCACGCGACCAGTGACGCCAAACAGCGCGCTTACCTTAACTGGCTCGCGAACGAATTGCGCAAGGCAGCCGGCCTGCCGACAGAATAACGAAACCAAAAACTAAACCTAAAGGGGAAATCAACCAATGAAAACAATCGCAAAATTTATGTCCGTAGCTTCTTTTTCCGTAGCATTCGCATTCTTCGCAGTTATGAAGGGCGGCATCGGCGAGATTGACGTACCGGCCGACTTTCGCAAGTAAATAAAAATGAGGCGCCATCTTATCGCTTAATCGCGGTAGGGTGGCGCCTTTTTTCGTTTGTATAACACCCTCATAATCGCGTATAATATAGGAACTAATGTTCTTAGTGAGGTGTTAAATATGAGTCGTACAACGGCAAGCGAAACAGACGATATTACACGATATATCGTTCTCCCGATGATCTTAACTATGATAGATAGATGGATGTCATTTCCGGATTTTACTCCACTTAAACATCTTCATAAGGAGCAGTTTCAATTGCTTCTGGATATGGTGACCGTTGATCACGTTGAATGTAAGCAGAGACTTAAGGCCGCGAATATCAAAGTCGTAAAAAACTGGAGGCCCGGCGCGACACTGGATTATAAAGTTTATGTGCGCCGCTACGAGGAAAACTTAACATACTGGAAGGGCCACATTAAATCAGAAATATCTATAACGCTGGGCAAGTATGTAGCTAAGTTAGATAAGAGTAAATTTAAACCGCAGCACGACGATCAAACCGCGAAGAAACAAATCGTTCAGGACCGCAGCCTATTCGTAAATTTTGACTAAATTCGAGTGTACACGCATTATTCCGGTAGGGTCGCGCATAAGCTGTGAGTATAACGCTCACGGCGTCCTAGCCGACATCTAACCGTTAAATATAGCTAGTCTATACGCCAAAAATGCGCAGCGCGAACGGATGGAACAACCTCCCGTAGCGCTTTTTCTATTTTCATCGCGTTTATATAAGTAGGCGATCGATCGTCCTCTACCGCCAGCTGGCTAATTACCGCTTTACTTAAACCCGTCTTCTCAACTAACCACTGCTGCTTTATGCCTCGGTTATCTAACCACTCTCCGAATTTACTACGCGGTCTTCCTAATCCTAGCCCGTAAGAACCTTTCATTACTTTCACCTCTTAAGCAAGTCATGTCCAAGTTTCTACTTTTTTAAACTTCGGTTCAGAAAAATGGAAACACGGACAGACGGTGTCGCATATTGTAAGACATAAGTAAAACATGGGCGGTTGCCTAGCACGTCTACGTTTTACGTATCTCATACATCAAGGGAGTGCGTTATCATGGCGACAATTATCGGTACGGTTTTCGGAATTTTTATGGGACTGACGGAAGGGCTCGAGGAGGCCGGAGTTTCTTCCGGAGAGCTAGTTAAAACGGAGGTTATCGCGTGGGAAGATTTTTTCGCGAAGGACGGTGACGCGGATGAGTAACGTAATCGGATTGGATATCGGTCGCAATGGTGTTAAGGTTTGCGCTGAATCTCGTCTATTCGGGTTTCCTTCGATCGTCGGCGAATGGAACGTACGTAAGTTGAACAATTTTGATTACGGAGATCGCGGATTCGAAATCGAAGTGGACGGCGTTAAAAATTTCATCGGAGAGTTGGCGGAAAACGAATCGGATAACTGGCGCTATATGTTAATCGATAATAAAGCGACAGAGGACGCGAAGCTTCTTGCGTTGACCGCGATTCACCTATCCGGATACCAGGACGTCACAGTAATAACGGGGCTACCGGTCGAGCAGCACGATGACGACCGCAAGAAAACGTTCCGCAATCTTCTGATGGGACCGCGTGCCGGATTGTGGGACGTTACGGTCAACGGTCAAAGACGTATTATTAAAATACACGATATTAAAGTCGCAGTAGAGGGCGGAGCTGCGTTTTGGTCGGATCCACGCGATGGACTAATCCGGCTAATCGACGCAGGAAGTAAAACGGTAAATTACGTTACAATGAAAGATCGTCGTTACATTTATCGCGATTCTGGAACGCTTCCTTACGGATTTAATACGAAGCGCAAAGGTAAGGAGATCAACGTTAGCGAGTACGCGAAGCAGATTGCCGCTGATCTAGGTGCGATTAAATGGAGCGCTACGGATACGGTTTTTGTAAGCGGAGGCCGAGCGCAAGAGTTGTCGGATCATCTGCGTCAATACTTCCCGCTAGCCGTACCGTTACCTAACGCTGTCTACGCCAATGCAATCGGCTATTATCGCGCGGGGAGGGCTACGACATGACAGACGGATATATCCGCAAGTCAATCATATTTAACATGGACGACGCGCACCAACGCAGGCTCTACGAGTGGTGTACGGAGCAGAGCGGAAATTTTAGCGGTTTCGTAAAAGACGTGCTGCTCGTTCATAAAAGCGGTGCTCGCGTTAATACTACGCCTGAACCCGTCGTCGCTCCGGTTAAAAACAACGAAGCCGGCATCGGCGATATTTTCGGAGGGATGTGACATTATGGCGCACACGATGTCTATACCGGATTTCGTCCGTCATGGTTGGCGTGAAGAGACGGCGATTGACGCATTTCTCGCGCATCTCGACCGCAATAAAATTAAGTACCGCATCGTCGGGACCGCGATCATCTTATTTCTCGGATTCGTCGACGTATCTTACGCGTCAACCGGCATCGATGTCGGCGCGATGAAGCTGTATAAGCGGATTATAAACGTAGGTAAGTGGATCATTATCATCAAAGGCGGTATTGATACGATTAAGTCCGGTGTGGATGGCGACTATCCTGGCGTAAAGACAAAGCTGCTCGGATACGGTCTAACATACGCGAGTCTATGGGCGTTGCCGTGGCTATTCGGTGAGATCGATAAGTTATTCGGGGAAATGGAGGCGTCGGCGCAATGACAACGCTGAGCTTTACGTTAGCACCACGTATCACGGCGCCTTTCGGCAGCATCGACGACGTTCATAAAACGCCACATACCGGTATAGACTACGCCATGCCGATCGGGAGTAAAGTGTATGCACCGGAAGGCGGCATCGTATCGCGCGTTGTTGATTACGGTGACACTTCGCTCGGCAAAGCGGTATTCGTTAAGACTCGCGCAGGCTACCAGTATATATTCGGGCATCTATCGGATAACACGATCGTTCACGAAGGCGACCGCGTCCATGCCGGTGATCTAATTGCGCTGTCGGGATCAACCGGATTTTCGACCGGTCCGCATCTCCACGTTGGACTCGTTAATAAGGCGGGCGCCTTCGTGGATCCTTCAGCTGGAACTACTGACCGCGGCCACCTCGGTATTCTCGGTAAGGTTCTCGAGAAATCGTACGACCAGGCGACGGATTCCGTACAGGAACACGCGCGATCCGTTGCGTACGATACGGCGATGGGTTTCTTGAAAGGCGTTGGCGACTTGCTGCTCGACCTATCGTATTCTATCGCGTTAATTGGCGGCGGACTCTGCATCATATTCGGAGTCGCCGGATGGGATAAGGGCAAGCGGTGGGCGGGGATTTTAACGGTGGCTTACGTATTCATTAAGTATTTGGCAACGTGAGGTGAGCGAAATGGTAACGACAGCATTAACGGCGGCGGTCGCGTTATTCCTGAAATACGGACCGTACATCGTCAGCTTAAAAGTGTGTACTTCCGCGATTGATTGCGCAGCAACTTACGTAAAGCATCGCATTACAACGAGGAGGGGTTAACAATGGTTTTGAAAATTAATGGAAAAGAAGTTTCGCGTACTGGTATTATAATCAAAAAGTCGGCGGAAATACTGGATGATGTAGGCTGTTTCTTGGTAAATTCATTCCACAGCAGTATTGAATTAGCAATAAAAATTGGTTTGCTCGTTTTCCTATTCCCGTACATTTCAAAATTCATATCCATATTCATTGAAATACTGAAAGGGGCGGCGGGGCTATGAATCGCGCCATCTCTCTACGCGAAGCAATCCGCATCGTCCGTCCGGAGTATGTATTTCTGCGGTTGAAACCGAACAACTCCATCCGCAATGAACAGACGCATAAACTAGCGCGGACGATTGCGACGCTTCATAAGAACGTACTCGAATCCGTTAAGCGCGATGAAATCCGTGTAATGAACGTACTAGGCAAACGTTTATTCATTCCGACACGACTCACGTACGAGGCGCCGTCCAAAGTCGCGTATATGATTTACATCGAAAAGAAGCGCGTCGAGTTTTATTTCATCGTACCGCGTACGTATTTATCCGTTATCAAAGAGAAGATGTCCGACGTTTGGTCGTCTATTACCGTAGAGGAAGTCGTAGCCCTTCCGGAATTCGACCGTGACGCGACGAAGTATCAAATGTCCTATACGAAGGAAGATGCGCTCGCCCTCGCAACCAACCGCGCTAATAGCCATCTCCTGTACTCAACTCTAAACGTTATCGACGTATTAGAGGAAGGCGACCGCGTCGGCGTTTACTACAACTTCGTGCCGGCCTCGCAGTTTACCTGGCGCAGCACTTACCGCGCGACTATCGATAAGGTACGCGCCAATAAGCCGGTTGATCGCGATAAAACGGGCACGGGATACCTTGCGAAAATGGCCGTCACTCTCCTCGTTAATGTGGCGGAAACAGTGGCGGAAGTGCTCGGCAGCAAACGGAGGGAGGGCGGTGTCAACGCGTTTGAGGAAGCGCTAGAGCGCATGAACGGTGGCAAACGTATCAGCGAGTCTACACAACGTAAGGCGACCGCGTCCATTGTCGATACGCAGATACTCGTTCTGAGCCGGAGCGAAGACGCGTTAAGACAGCGAAATAACGCGCGCAGTCTGGCGCAAAGTTTTGATACGGTTACGGAGGACAATGCGCTAAAACACCGCAATTATAGCGGCAAATTTAGCTATACGGACTATAGGATCCGCGGGGCCACCGTTAACAAAACGGGCGACGAAGAGTGTCAGAGTTTTATCGCGCTGGCCGGACGCGACGTGCTCGAGCGGTTCAACTTTATCGATCGCGTAGAAACGCAGGAGACGGAGGTGCCGGACGATCTGCAGGCGGGCGTCATGTGCATCGGCACCAACCGTTTTCGCGGCAAGGATACGCCGGCCTACTTAAGCAACGATCGCGAATTCCGTAATCTACTTACGCTTCTTATCGGACCGTCACGCGCCGGCAAATCGAACCTTATCGCGAATCTTACGGTGGATGCGATCGAGGCGGGCGAGTGCGTGATTATCTTCGATTTTATCGAAAACTGCGAACTCAGCGATTCGGTGGCGGCATTATTCCCGCGCGATAAAGTGCTCGAAATACGCTGCGATGATTACGCGAGAATGCAAGGGCTCGGCTATAACGAAGTCGGCCGTACGGATGACGTGTTCAAGGCGTATGTGAACGCGAAGGATCAGACGTCGAATGTGCTTGCGCTCGTCAATTCGATTAACTCGAAAGAAAGTCCGCTAAGTCCGAAGATGGAACGGTACTTAGAGAGCGCCAGCCTCATCGTATTTATCAGCTACGGAAGTATAAAGGACGTTTTCAGCGTATTGCAGAATCATAAGGTTCGCGCGGAGTTTCTAGCGAAGGTACCGCGTAGGCAATACGAAAATCTCGAAGAGGCTATGGATAGCCTGCGCGAGCTCGACGATCGCGACAAGAAAACCGGCGTGGTAGAGGGAACGAAGCATAATCTGATTGACGGAATTATCGACCGCCTCAATATTTTAAAACGGAATCCTTACATGGAGCTCATGCTTAAGAAGGACACGTCACGCAACGTAAACTTAGCGGAAGAAATGCAGAAGGCGCAGTTGATTACGATTAAGATGCCGCAGTCCATGTTTACGACGGACGGCGAGAAGGACGTCTGCACGACGTATTGGATGACGAAGATATGGCTCGCGTTACAGGTTCGCGCCGATAAGATACGCGATAAGGCGAAACGTACGAAGGTCAACCTCGTGGTCGACGAATTGTACCAGGTCGAGAATACCGAGCGCTTCCTGACCGCTAAGTTGTCGCAAATAGCGAAGTTTATTATGAAGCCGATCGTCAGCTGCCATTATATCAATCAGCTGCGTTTCATGCGCGATGAATTACGGAGTGCGAACACGTCGTATATGCTGATCGCCGGCTGCGACAAACAGAATTTCGAAGAGTTAAAGAGCGAGCTCTATCCGTTCACAGCGAAAGATTTGAGTTCGTTACCGCGTTACCACAGTATGAATTACATCAAGAATGCGGACGGCTACACGAGATTTATTACGAAATTGCCGGGCCGCGTAGAGAACCGCGCTCGTAAAAGTGAAACTTCAGTCTAGGCATGTACGTAAGATACGTTATACAATAGCGGTAATTTATGGGAAAGAGAGTTGACGTTAGTTTGAAATCGATATCGATCGTAGCATTATCCGTAGTTCTCGCGATAGGTGTGAGCGCTTGCGGAAGTAAAAATACGGAAACAGTGGCGGTGGCTACTGTTGCACCTACCGCGTCAGTCGCGCCAACACCAACGCCGGCTCCCGTGTTTAAATTAAACGATAAAGTAACCGCAGGCAAGTTCGCCGTTACCGCGTCAGATACGAAAGTTACGAGCGAATTGAAAAGCACGTATACAAGCGAGAAAACGCAGGACCAATTCGTCGTCGTCAAGGTCGCGATTACGAATAACGACGATCGGGCTCGCGATGTGAGTACGAGTATGTTTAAACTTACGGACGGCAACGGTAAGAACTACGAGGCGTTCGATAAAAGTGTCGGCGTTGATGGCGACGAATTCCTCTTCTACGAAACGATTAATCCGGGCCTTACACGCGAGAGATCGGTCGCGTTCGAAACTCCGAAGGGGATCAGCGGATTGAAGCTCGTTGTTGATAGCGGAGTGGCGCTGGCGGGCGGTGAGAAAGTTGCGATTGATCTTGGACAATAAACGAAAAGAAGCGTTGGCCCGCGTAGGACTGACGCTTCTTTTTATCGTTAAACATGCTTCTCTAATTCTTTAATCGCATTTCTTAAATTCATTTTTGCGTTGTCAAACTCCGGACTTTGAAAAAATTCTTCCAAAATACTAAGCTGCAATTTCAGTTCGTTCACGATATGATCCATCACACACGCTCCTTATCATTGTAGCTCTTCGCCCTCTAAATCCTGCTCTGAGAACGTTTCCTTACATTTCAAACATACCCATTCACTCGCGCCTTTCTCGATAAGTGTATCTTCTTCGCAATAAGGACACTCTCTGTCTCCCACTCGTGCTCACCACCTATTCAAAATTTTGTTACGTTTCGTTTCGCCGTATAATTATTATACCGTAAATTTACGTATACGTATACATCAACGTTTACGTTTACGTAGATATTGTTCGAGCGCCTCATTAAATATCCGCGCCTTTTCTCCGCGTTCGCCAACCGTTTCCTTTTCGATCTGCTCAACGAGGTCCTTACGGATCCAGACCGTCTGGCGCGTATGGTTATCCTCGAATTTAGGGCGCCGCTCTTTCGGAGGCTCTACGTCCGCCGGCGGCTTTTCGTCGACGTTTACGTGTACGTTTACATCATCGTTTACGTTTACGTATACGGGCTCCGCCGCCGGTTCTGGCGCGGGCTTGGCGTTTTCCTTGCGATCGTCTTCGATAATAGTCGAGTCGATAAGTTGCGCATGTACGCTGCTCGCGCCACTCTGTTTTATCTTCTGCTTAATCGCATCCATTGCGTTCGGCTTCGGTTTAGACACGCGCGATCAACTCCTCTACAAATTCGCGATACTGGGCGACCGCCTGCTTAAGCTCCGGATTATCGTTAAACCCGTTAATGGAAAGGCGGCCCGTCGCAGCTGTACGTGTGATGACGGTTTTAAAGCACAACTCCGCGTATTCTTCCTCAACGAGTTCGATCAGCGCTTTATTATCCGTCCGGCGGACGTCGATCATGCAGCGGAGGATTCCCGCAACTTGCATCTCACGGTTAACGATTTCTTGAATATGAACGCACGTCTCAAGAAACCGGCTGAGCGCGGAATAGCAGAATTTGCTCGCTTCGAACATCGCCACAACGATATCGGCGGCGGCCAGCGCATTCAGCGTTTGTTCGCCGAGGGCCGGCGGCGTATCGATGATAACGTAATCATAATCGTCCAGGACCGGCGCGAGCGTTTCCATTAGGACGAGCGATTTGTTTCCGCGGTATGCGTTGGATGGCGAATACAGCCACGAAGCGAATCGCGCGATATGATCCTCGGCCGGCAAGATATGTAAACGATCGTTAATTGCGTGTATGTACGGCCGCGCGTCCTGAACCTGCAGCGCTTCAAAAACGGTGTTCTTATGGAAATCGTAGATGTCGCGTTGTGTTAATAACTCCGTGAGATTTCCTTGCGAATCCATATCGACCGCAAGTACGCGGTGGTTTTCGCTAAGCAAATGCGCTACGATTCCGGAGGTTGTCGTTTTAGAGCTGCCGCCTTTTTGAATACCGAATGTTATGATCTTCGCCATGATTTAGAACCTCCGATATAAGTTTACGTATACGTATACGTTGGTTAATATCTATATAATACAAGCATTTCGCGAAATATACAATACTTGTTTACGTCGACGTATACGTTTACAATTACAATTACGTATACATCAACGTTTATGTATACGTATACGTAAACAATTAAGAAACCCCTTGCAAAATCTATCGAAGCATGGCAATATTATCTGTGTACAAAGGGCAAGGAAATATTTAGTTATCCACAATCGTGCATTCATACATAATTTTTTCATCGCGTTATCCACAAAATAAAATAAAAAAAGAAGCACTCACGCTTTTTCATTAAATACAACCGGCGACCAAACCACGGTATTTAATGAAATCCATAGGAGAGAGCTACTTCTTTTTTCGTTGGAGTTTATAGTTACATTTTACTTAACCTTCGCGAAAAATGCAAGTATTCTACTCCTATTTAAGTGTTGCCATTTCTAAATATGGCGCGTGCTCAAGAAGGAGTTTTTATTATGTCCGCAAACCTTTCCGCAATCACATCCGTATTCGAACTCGCCACTGACGACTTTTCTCCGTACGATCGCGTGGTCCTCATCTATTTACGTACCCTCTCGCTGGAGCATTCATCCGTTTTTCCTTCCTACGAAACAATCGCGTCCAAATGCGGTATGGTTCGCCGTACTGTCATTAACGTGATAAAGCGCCTCATTAAGCATGGACTTATCGCGAAAGAATCCCGCTTTAAAGACGTGCCTGGCACCGACCGTCCGCGTCAAACGTCCAACGAATACATAACAACTACAGCACCGGCAGTGTCGTCAAATTCACCCGTAGTAACGGACGAGCTGCCGCCGTCAAATTCACTCTATAATTCAAATTCTTTTAAACATAAACAAGAAGAAGATGAAAATATAAATATCGCGCCAAATCCGCCTTATCTTCCGTTCGAAAACGAAATCAAACGAAACAAAATCACGCCAGAAATCCGTATAGCCATCCTCGAACAAGTAGCGGCATCCGGCGCTGACATCTGGCACTATAGCGCGGAAGCCATCCGTCGCGCGCTCAAAAAGGCTACGAACCGTATGCGTCTGGGCAGCGGTCTCTATAATCCTCCGAAATGGATCGCGGCAGCTCTCCGTAATGAGCAGATGAATCTCGATATAGCTGGCGCTTAGACTGCGGAAACCATTATGTGCGGCTGCGCAATTTGGTTGACGCAAAAATTATTTTCCGCGGAAGTGTGCGAAACGGCGAAGTCTCTTCGTACATTGCAGTATAACGCCGGATAAATTATTTTCGCGGGAAGTGTACGGAATTTTTCCGACCGGCGTCGTAGTCAGTGTAAGCCGAAAGGAGGCCGCCACTATGAGCGCTAAAGTAATCGATTTCGCCGCGTGTCCGCCACGCATCTATCTCGAACTCGCCGAGCTATCCCGCGGTAACGAGCGCGTCCGTCGCGTTTGGCTGCGTAGGTATCTGAGTTTCACGGTATGAAAAAGTTATCTTATTTTGCTACGCGACTCCTACGATCCTGCTATCGGTGTCTCGACGCGATCGAATACGGCAGCCCCAGCGTTCAAAAATACGCCGCTTTCGGGTCACTGCAATTTTACCGTCAAATTAGCGCGTTTCAGACGCCGGACGATAAAATGTTCGACTTCGCTATCAGAGCGGCTAATTTCACGCTAAAAACACGGTGAAATCACGGCGGTGATTCGGCGGCGACGGGGCGGATACGAAATGTGCGGGGCGAATCGCTAAGTTTTATCTTTTCTCTTGGTTTAAAGAGCGCGCGGAAAAGGTTTATGTTTAACTGACACGATATGAACGTAGTGAATATCGTTAATATTTAGATCTTAAGATCTTTATTATTAAATCTTTATATCTTTAAGATCTTTATATAACGCTTTAACTACGTAAATAACGTTATTATCCGTTACTTAACGTAAGATTCCCGCCAGGCCCCGCAAACATATCCGATTCTGCTGCGGCCGGAATCGCGTCAAAAAGTTATCCTATTTTGCTACGCTAGTCACACGATCCTGCTACGGGTCGAAAATCGGAGGAGGCTGCGCAATGAAAACGCATGAAATGATTCGAGATATTCGCGAAGGGGAAACGTATGAAATCGCTTCGGGCGAATTTGCCGGTAGTGGAGTCGCGCTACAAGAATTCGGAGAGTTCGCGTCAAAAGTCCTCGTTTGGACGGAGAAGGACGGTCTAGCATCGGATGATGCGCGGTTTACTGTTAACGAAGGAACGCTCGCTTATGAATGGCGCAAACGCACGCCAGCCGTCACGGTCGACTTCGCTAAAGCATTCGCCGCGTACGAAAGAGGGGCGCGGATTACGTCGCAGGTTACGAACGAAACCGTATCGAAAACATTCTACGGAAATTCAGCTCCGTTTACAGCCGATGAAATCCGCGGCCAATGGATCGTAGAAGGCGACGGTGAATACTGGTGGGAATAAATAGCGGAGGTGCACGTAATATGACGAAGAATAACGAAGCGAAGCAGACGCAGTCAATCGAACTAACGCCCGACTTCCGCCTGACAACGGACGGCGACCGCAACTTTATCCTGGAGCGCCGCCACACGGTCGACCCAACGAAGGCGCCCGGCTTTGAGCGGCGGAATGCGGAGGCACTGGAGGCTACTGGCGCCGGCCTGTCGACGGAGAAACGCGATGATTGGCGCGAGGACGGTTATTACGGATTTACCGTGCAGGGACTCAGCGCAGCATTATCGACGGTGGCGGTGCGGTCGGCGTGGGGGAGAGCGAGTCACTTATCGGAGTATATTGAAGCGGTCGCGGAAGAAAGACGGCGGCTGACGGAATTAATAGACGTAGAACACACGTTCTAAGTTAATTAGGCTATGTTAATATAAACGTGAGGGAGCGACAGATATGACGAAAGTTACAATTCCGGCCGAAATCGCGGACGCAATCGAATACCTGCGCAAAGACTGCCACGTTTGGGATGACGCAATCATCCTTAACTGTTTTGACGGCGGTTATTATAGAACGACGTGCTGCATCCGCCAGTTGCTCGGCAAGTATGCGCTGCAGAATCCGGCAGTATTGGCGAGCGCGATCGTTAACGGGTACGAGCGTGAGATGACGGACGAGGAACGGGCGCACGCGAAAGTCCGTGAGAAATACGATTATTATCGCGGGGATATGACGTATGGAGAGGCGTTCTGTGACGGTATGAAATTCGTGCTTAATTCGCTGAATGTAAAAATCGCGGGAGTGAACGTGGGATTTACGGTAGCTCGCACATAACTATATACGAGTGGAGGATTGCGGATGGAAAAACGAAACTTAACCGCTGACCTGGCGATATGCGAGGCGGCGACGGCGGGACCGTGGTTTAAAACGGACGGCATTCATGCTCTATACGTATCAACAGACGCTTGTATGGATGTTATCGCAGAATGCGAAGTTACACGCGACGCTACTTTCATCGCGGAAGCACGCACCGGATGGCCTCACGCGATTCAGCGGGCGATGGCGGCGGAGAAGGAAGTCGAGCGGTTGCGTGCATTGATTCGCGATGCTGTCGACGAACATAAACGTATATCGGGAAGGGTTGATGCGCCCGCCAAGGATGCGGAAATCGTTAAGCAAACGGTGTCGACAGAAACTACTGAGACGATCAACGGCTTTACGTATATCACCGTACATGAACACGACATAGAGTCCACAACGGTATGCTCCGGATGCAAAGAGCCGCTCAATTTTATAAAGGCGTATACGCAGCGTGAAGTTATCGATGAGCGAACGTTTAAATTCTATTCCGTTCATAAATATTGTCGCGCGTTGGAGGTGCCCGCTAATGCCGAAAATTAACACCGCCGACTGGCGAAATCTCCCCGCCAATCAATGGAACGCGCGGACGGTACAGACGATGTGCATCGATCGCAACCGCGAACTCTACGGCGTCGAGCAATACGTCCCGTATCGCAATTGGACCGCTGAGCAGGCGATTATCAAACGTAATTTAACGCAATATGGCGCAGAAGTTCTACGCGTAGTATTCGACGAGGCATTTCGCGAGTACCGTCCGACGAGGGACTATCCGCAGTTGACGGCAGGCTTCGTATTGTCGTACGTGGCGAGCCGGATATTGCCGAGGGTGATTGCGGAGAGGGAATCGCGAGAACGGCGAGTGGTGGCGGAAGAGTGCGGACAGGGGGCGGCCGAGGTGACTGCGTGGCTATAAAAACGCCAAATATCCGCAAATTAGTCCGAATTCGTCCGTTTTTATAAAATTTTCCCTCGATAGGAGACGAACTTTCATTTTCGCCGATTTACGTGATATTACTCGTTTGATGAAAACGTAATCCTCATGTTAAATTTTGGAGGTGGCCGCCAATGTTCGATAAGCTACTCGGAATTACCGCGCCCGACCGTATGTCCGAAGCGTTCATGTGGCGCTTTGCCGAAGCACATCCGTATCTTCATACGCTAATTGAAGTAACGAATCAGCCGTACTTCCTTGTCGCGATCGTGTTCGTCGGCTATCACGTTATCCGGCGGATGGTTCGTCGCTAACATAAAATTATCGCGAAGTCAATACGCAGTTTCATCGTATAAGTGTGTATTGATGATTGCGCAAGTTGCTGTTACATTGAAATTAAGGCGGTGATCAAACGTTGTCACATGTAGCAAAAAGCGCTACTCATGCGCTAAAATGTATTCTACGCGAACCATGCACGTACGCCAATACGGAGTCATGTAACGCGCTATGCGGTCCATTCGTCGCCATGCACGGTCACTCCGGAAAGGGAGGACGCGTGTACAATGCGGGCCTTCCCGCTGAGTATCATATGTTAACGCTTAAGACCGCACCCTCCGCAGCGTCCATCGTTCGTATAGGCAGCGATGAGATGGCGCTCGGCTCCTTTATCGGTCAATATGCGGCCACATTTACGCGACAATTTGACGGTGAAGACGGAGCGCAGCGACGGATTAAATCGTTGTATCTATATTCCGAATCGCCTGGCACCGGTAAGACGACGACGGCAGCCGCTCTACTGAACGAATACCTCACCGTTCACTATATCGGATCACTCAAGCGTAATAGGCAGGCGCTTGATCGACCGGCATATTTTCTCGATGCGAATGCATTCCAGACCGAATTTGTAACGTTCAACAGACCGCGTGTTCCCGAAGAAACGGCGGCTCCGGCGGCTGCACGGTATTACAAATCGTTAGATATCGCGCAGAGTGTTCCGTTCCTTGTCATGGATGACGTAGGCGTCCGCGAGGCTAGTGACGCTTTCAGAACGGACTTACACGCAATCATTAACGCAAGGGTAACGAATGGGCTACCGACAGTTTATACGTCGAATCTACCGATGGCGGAGCTTATGCGGACGTATGATGCGCGACTCGCTGATCGCATAAGGGACATGTGCGTGGAGATATCGTTCCAGGGCGGAAGTAATCGCGGGATGAGGTAAAGTCGATACGTGTCGAATCCGCTAAAGATTTGCTAAATTGCGCCCGGAATACAAACATGTGCGCTAGAATATCCGTAAATGTAAGAGAGCGGAAGGTAGCGCGAGATCGTATGTTCGCGATTCCACATAATTCATCTCAAATTAAACAAACTATTTCCGACTAGACTAAACTAAAAAGACAAAAAGGTATATGATCGACACGATGTTACAGTTGTCAAGGACATACTGGTAGACCCGCGTTGCCACATTGAAATCGCCAAATTTGGCCGGAAACGGCATTTTACGAACGAATACAGACCGCATATAATCGGAGGTGTAATGAACGCAATGGCTAATTACGCAGAACAATTGATTTCGAAGATATGCGATGATAATGACGTAGGTGCAATTACGCGATACTCAATAACGGAGTCAGATTTCGCCACGGAAACGGAGCGCCGAGCGTTTTGTTTCGTACTTCAACACAGTGACGCCAATAAGGGACAAGCGCCATCCTACGCGACACTGGTCGGAGAAATCGACGGATTTACGTACATTCCGGCAGTGACCGACTCGTATGAATTCCTCGCAAAACGGCTTAAAGACGCGGCTGGCCGGCGTCAATTTGCGGAATGGTTTGAATCCGGTCAAATTACGGCCAACTTTAGCGAAATGACCGCCGAGGAGTTCGGAAGGTACTTGCGCGAAGAATCAGATCGTATTATGATGGGAACATCGGTTCGCGTGTTGAATTTCAAAACATTCGATACGCTCCGCCACGAGTTCCGCACCGAGTACGAAAAACGTAAAGATGGCCGCTCGTTCAAACTGTGGAAGACGCCGTTTCCTTCGCTAAACGACGAAATCGGCGGCCTCTATTCCGGTGACATCTACGGCGTCATGGCGGAATCCGGACGCGGCAAATCGTATCTGATCGCGTGCTTAGTTGACGAGTTGCTCCGCCAAGGCGCGAAGGTTCTCGTCAAGTCATACGAGCTCAAAGCGTATCTGTGGTTATCGCGGTTACTTTCTATTATAACGGCGCGAGAAGGAGCGCTCGATCACGCTGAGATAGCGCAGAAAGTCGGCATTCCGAATAAGGCGATACTTAGCGGCCAACTTGACGGTGAGATAGAAGAATATTTTCTGCGCATGGTTGATGCGCTTAACGAATACTATCCAGGCGAATTGTTCCTACAGGCGAAGGGTGATCGTGATTTAACGCGAACACTGGCGGATTTGGACCGCGAGCTGCAACAGCATCCGGAGATTGACGCCGTAGTCATCGATCCATTCTACGGCCTCTCGGATGTATACGGAACGAACGCAAACAGGACAACCGGCGGATCTGCGGAACAGGCTGCGCGTAAGTTTGAGCAGATTATCGGAGCGAACGACGTGGTAGGCATCTTCGCGATACAAGCAGATTCGCGCAAAGGGAAGGACGCAGATGAGGACGGACGTAGAGAAATAAGCTTACCAGATCGGAGCCGCGTAAAAACTACCGCAGCAGTACTCGAAATCGCGACGAATCTATTCGCGTTCGATGCCGTCGATGGTAACGGGCGGATAGGCGTGGAGAAGGGGCGGAATGGCGGCGAGGGGTTTACGATCGACTTGCTTGCGCTGATGGATTACGGCGTGCTTCGGGAGCTTCCGAAGGGTGCGGAGGCGGCTGCGCAGTTTGCGAGTAATTTTTGAATATTAATACACAACGTAAAAATATTATTATTCATAACGTAAAAACGTTATTTACAATCTATATAATTGGTGGTAGTATTTTCATATAAGAATATTGACGCCAATTTGGAGGTAGATTTTTGAATGAGTGAGAAAAATAGTACAAAATCTTATATTCGCGCACTCGTAAAGGTGTCGGCGAATTCTAGTCAGCCACAAGATAAATTTACTATTTCACTTGATTATGCTGACGGGAGGTTACTGGAGGCGTTCGCGAAGATATTCGGATTGAAAAAGACTGTGTTTGCACGTGAACTACTTAATACTGCGCTTAAAGATGTCAATGACGAAGTGATACCTGGGCTAAGCACTTCTTCAGTAAATTTCTATGACTTCATAAACAGTACCGAGCCAATGGAAAAATTTAACCCAGAGGATTATTTTGAGATAACTAGCGAGGGAGTAAAGCCTAAAGAGGATATATGATATTGATTAGGGAGTGACCGCCATTGACCGCCACACTAACGCTTAACGGACGCCGCGTCCCCGTCGACATCGAACGCGAGCTCCGCGAATATGAATGGAATCGCGCGGTATGGCACGCCGATAAGTTGCAGGCGGTAAGCCCGTTCCGATACGATAAGAGCCCGTCATTCTACGTTTATCTGACGGACACGCTAACGGCACGTGCCGGCGATTGGGGCGATAGTGGCGGTGAGGGCGATTATGCGCGTGGCGGCTTCGTTAAGCTGCTCGCATTCCTCCGAAATGAGGACGAAGAGAGTACCCGCGAGTATTTGCTGGCGGAGTACAGCGCCGATTCCACGATCGTGAACGAAAATTACACGTTAGAGGTGCCGGAGCTCGCTATCGCCGAACGTCGCCGACCGCTGGACAAGCGGATTTTGTCCGAATATGCGTGGCGCCATCCGTACCTGGAATCGCGCGGCATACCGGAAGATATCCAGCGCCTGTATGGCGTGGGCTACGATAGGCGCAGAAAAGCGATCGCGCTGCCGTGGTTTTCGACAAATGGCGACCTTCAAAACGTCAAATATAGGCGCATAGACACGAAAATGTTCTGGTACGCACCGAACGCTCGTCCTATCCGCGAATTAATATATGGCATACACATCGCCTATGAACGAAAGATCAAACGGGCGGCCATCGTAGAGGCGGAAGTTGACGCGCAGACAATTGCGGCTGCGGGCACGTTCGCAATCGCAACCGGCGGCAGCGCCTTTAATACGGTAAAGCGCGATATCATTCTGCGGTCGCCGATCGAGGAGCTCGTTATCATGGCGGACCATGACGCGGCAGGCCAGAAGTTGAAGCGTCAGATTATCGAATCATTCCGCGGCAAAATCACCGTCAAGGTGGCGGGCTTTCCGAAGCGTTGGAAGGATCCGAACGAGATGGCGGGGGCAGCCGGCTTGCAAGCGGTGGCTGAGCGAATCAAATACGCGCGGGAAGTCCGCACGAAAATAAAATTATAAAATGGCGGTGTATATGCGATGTTGAACTCGTTCCTTAACGTGTTCTTCGGCACCTTAGACTCACTAGCGACTTTCGTACTTATTTATAAAATTTTCCGTTGGCCGTTCTGGCGCGATTTCAACAAGCTGCTCATTCTCGCCGTCATCATCGCACTCGTCTCATTTGCGGACAGGACCGTGCTTGGACTAGCGGAATTCGATACCGCCATCCAATTCGTTCTGTATGTATTATTCCTGCGTTACATAATAAAAGTCGGATTCTGCGACGCTGCGCTGCTATCCGCGATTGGCTACAATAGTTTCTTACTTATTCAACTCATCGTTTATCCGGCGCTGCTTGCGTCAGGCATCGTAAGCACAAGTGACGCCGAAGTGGCGAGCGGTTTCGGAACATTCATCATCCAGGCATCGACTGAAATATCGTGCTTTATCGTTGCGGCATTGTTGTACGTGTTCCGTCTCGGATTTGCACACGTTGACTTACCGCCACATGATGCTTACGCAATCCAGAGCTGCACGAAACTCGACTGGATCGCTAACGTAATCGGTGCGATAGCGGTCATGTCGTTCACGTACTGGCTATTAAATCACGTAAGTAATATCACGTTAATGATTCCAGTACTCGCAGTCACACTGGCGTTCCTTCTATATTTATCGCGAAGAAAGGACTACGGAAGATGACGTTAACATTATCTCGAAAGTTCGCGGATTTCACGCTTAAGCACAATCCGCATGAGACGCGCAGTTACGAATCGCTCGTCTATCAATTTGCAGTTATGGTAAACTTCTTGTCCATAATTACGTTAACACTTTTGATCGGATTGATCAATGGGCACTTAGGCGCAACTTTAACCGCGGGCGCTGCGTTTATGTCGTTAAGGGTGGTATCCGGCGGCTTCCACTTTAAATCGTTAGACCTATGCGCAGTCGTAACGGCAGCCCTATACGGAGTCATCCCGCTAATACCGTTAGAATCCGCTTACATAACGTGGATTAACGCGATCAGCCTCGTTTTAGTCGCGGCTCTCGCACCGACTAACTTGCGGAATACGTTATGGACGAGCACGACTCGCGCAAAGATAGCGTTCAAAGCTGCGGCTATGTGCGTAGTATTAATCGGATGGGCATTCGGTTCAGAAATCGTTGCGCTGGCGTTCCTGGCGCAGGCATTACTATTGATTCCACGAAGGGAGGTGGCCATTCGATGAAAAACGTTGCTAAGTTTATGTCCGCTGTATCATTCGGCGTCGCATTTGTATTCTACGTTACCTTAAAGGGCGGTATCGGCGAAATCAGCGCACCAAAAGACTTCTTTAAAAAGTGAGATCAACGCTATGATGAGTAAATTATCCTGCAGTGTTATTATAGACGGCAAGGTTGTTAAGGCGCACGAGATGGTTCCGTTAGCCAACGTTATTATAATAGATACGATCGAGCTATCAAGGAATGATCGTAGAATTCGGATAAGAGCGACTGACGGGGATTACGTCTTTAATTTGAATGGGGCACTGAACGTGATCGAAGATATGCTGACTGAGCACGGCTTCTGGCGCGCGGACAACAGTAATTTAATCAACATGGCTCACGTAGATAAGGTTGTCGACGCAATGTTCAAACCGGAGGTATTGTTCGTTAATACGGATATTCGCGGTCAAATCGCAGCCATTAAGGTGCGGGCCTTGAAGAAGCTGTTTCCGGAAATTTCGATAGTAAAGAACGCTTAGCACAAAATATTGGAAATGTCAAGAGTAGTGTTTACCCCCAAACACTTGGGTATCCAAACGGGTGGAAAACATGGTAAACTTTAGTAGAAGGTAAAGTAAACGAGCAGCCGGACAAACGTCGATTCCACGATTGTGGAACGATCGCTATGAGGAACGGTGTTTAAACCGATACACTCATACGCTGCCCTTACTCAGTTTCGACGATTTCCCAGTCGTACAGATCTTCCGCAGTTACGCCGAGAACGTGAGCGATCAGAATCGCGTTCTTGAGCGGAATACTCGGACGAACCTCCGTGCAATACGACGAAACTGTAGACGGACTTAATCGCGTGCGGTTGACGATATCCATCTGGATTAAGCCGCGCGCATTAAGTAAGTCCGGTATTCGGCAGCGTCCCATAACGATACTCACTCGTTTCAAGGACGTAGCCTCCATTTTACAAAATGTTACAACGTAATCATATCAGAATGGGCGCACGGAAAAAAGTTCCTAAAAAGTTTTCGCGAAAGTGTGCGAGGTAAGATAGTGGGTTCGTACAATGCAGTATAAGGAGAACGAAGGAGTTGGTTGAATGAAATTTGATGATTTGTACAAAGATTATGCTCAGAGAATTAAGATCATGAGCAAGAAGTATAATTTAATCGGCAAGGTTCCAATACCTGATCTTATTAGTCACTTAAATGAAGCTTTGTGGGAAGCGTACTCTAGTTTTGACCCGGATCGCGGCTGCACACTGGATACCTGGGTAATTCGAAACCTAAACAACAAAGCGATCGACGTACTAAGAGGTAAAGAAGGAAATTATTACAATAGAGTTTTCGCAAAGTTGGATTGTCCAATGAAAGATGATATCGACGAGGATGCTGCAACATCCAAAATCGAATACATAACAGACATCTCAGCAGAAGATTGCGTTATTGAGAAAAAGAAAAAAGCCGATCAGATTTCTCTAATCGACTTCTTCCAACGGTCCTGCAAGACCGACGCAACGACGACTGCAATCGTCGAAGCATTTTTGTTAGCGCCAGCCAGCGCATCACCCAATGCAATATCGAAATCGATTGGGCTACATCATGAAACTGTTAAACGCAAGTTGACCGCACTTTCTCGCCGTTACGACGCCAATCGTTTCGGAGATATAAGCGATTACTTAGCGGTTTAACCAGGAAAACGTTCAGGTCGGCACTTTAGGCATTAACGCCGACTTGACGCCTTCATTCATTAATTATAGCACATAGAACTGCGGTGTCATTACCTAAAGTATGGGTATAAATGACGCGAGTTATACGTTGTTGTTAAATATTCTAACATGATAGTTATGTCTACATTTCTTATTTTACTAAAAAATTCGTAGATGTCAACGCTTATTTAGTCGTGTCTACGTTAAGTTACGATAAAGATTACGTAAAGATACGGAGGAAATATTATGATCGACGCAAATACACGTAAAATTGACGTTAAGCCAACGAGAAAACGCAAGACGCGCCGCCTGGAAAACGCGTATCTTCAATATAACGGAGGCTGCCGCGAATACGAAGATTTGGCCGATTACCTGCCGCGGCTATCGTTGAGAGGCGTGGTGATCGCATGACATCTACGCTGGACCCGCGAGCCGGCACGCATTTTACCGGAAAAATCTTCGTAACGCCGCACGCATTGGACCGCGCCGTCGAGTATTTCGGAGTCGATCGCGGCAAAGCACCCATGCACGTAATGGATTTACTTCGCAAGGCTTCGTTAATAGACGCCAATTCCTTATCCGATGACGGAACGGTGTTTAGGCTTTACGCATACAAACGGATAGTTTTCGCCGTTGCGCCTCACGAGGATAAAGTTATAACGCTGTATCCGCGAGATGATTCCCCGATCGCAGTACGTGAAGGCGTCGCAAAAGTCTTATCGACGCTATTACGCGCAGCTCAACGCAAAGAAACGCGCGAAGTAAAACGCCTGGAATTGCGCAGAGCCGAATTAACCGTCGAACGCGCCGAGTGTGCGCTGCGGAAGTTAAAGACCACTAGTATAAACGTTGCCAAGCAGATGGACGGTCGGATTGCGGAGATCGACGGTGAGGTCGCGGCCATTAACGCTGAGATATTCGAAGTCCGCCGCGAGAAAACAACGCTGGCAAAAGGAATCGCAGCTTACGTATGAAAAAGTGTACGGAAATTGAACGGTCGGCGTCGTAAGAGCTATAGCGGTTCTTGCGTCGGCCACACGCCATCTACGCCGAAGGATCGGGGATGTCCCGGTCGCCGCGAAGGAGAGCGCGGATAGTAAGCGCAGGTGTCGTGTGACGGACGCAGGAAAGTGTCTGGCGAGCGTTAACGCTAATTGACGCAAATATACGATAAAGGAACGTGATCGAATGAGTTTATTCACGAAGCGCGGAAATGACGCGGTCAACTCTGCGGCAACCAACGACGGAGGCGGCAAGGACAGTCCGATCGTATCGTTCAAATCCGGCAGCACGTTTAAAGTTGGCGTTAAGTCGATCGCAGACGTCGCGGAGTATTACGGCTACTCGATTTACAAGAAAGTGAACACTTTTGTCCCGAAGAATCCCGCCGAAAGAAACGCGAAAGGTTACATTACCGCTAATCCGACCGTATGGGATCGCGCAGCTGAGCTGTTGTATGCGGAAGCTAACGCAGCCAAAGAGGCCGGCGCCAGTGAAGCGGACGTCAAGCTAATCACGGACGAAGCGTATCTCTATCGCGGCAAGCCACGTTTCCTTCGCGCATTCTTCGACCTGACGACCGGTAAGGATATCGTAGTCGACTTATCGCCGAAGCAGGAGAAAACACTGAAAGACGTTATCGCGGAAAACGCGGACGATCTCGATTCAATCGCGTTCAAGTTGACGAAGAAGGGCGAAGGCACTGGCGCAGTCGTAGCGCTCGCAGCCATCGTTAAAATGGATCGCGACTTGACTCCGGAAGAGCGCGCTAACTTTGCGAAGATCGGCGATGTTCCATTCGATATGGAATCGCTTGAGACGTGTCTTTACGTCGCGGACGAAGCGGAGCAAATCAAGAACCTCGTAATCGCCGGCTTCGATATCGGACGCCTGGGACTAACGTATGGCGGAGACAACAACGCGAAACAGCCAGCGGAAGAGGACGTTAAGCCGATCGATCCGGATGCGCCGCCAGTAACGGTAAATTTCTAATCTAAACAAAAACTAAACCAAAAAAGGGGATAACCAATCCATGAAAACAATCGCAAAATTTATGTCCGTAGCTTCTTTTTCCGTAGCATTCGCATTCTTCGCAGTTATGAAAGGCGGAATTGGCGAAATCGAAGCGCCAGCAGATTTCCGCAAATAATCCGCATCAAAGGAGGGCGCACCATGAGCGAAAAACTCGGACTCAGCACGACAATCCTTCTCGTCTTCTTGGCGGGAATCGGCGTTCTATCGGCAGTCGCGCTCGGCATCATGACGGTACTCTCGTGGATCGGCGTATCCATGCCGTTCTGGCTAGCGTTCATTGATGCGATCGGCCTCGCACTTCTCGCGTTGATCTTCTACGTAAACGGAGCGAAGGAGGTTGACGCGGATGACGACACCTATTAAACGTAATCTATCGATCGGCGTCAACGTAAAGGAGGCCGGCAATCTTCCGAAAGTCGGCCGCCACCTTGCCGCGTTCCTTAAGACGGTCGACCACGATCACGGTCCGTTCGACGTGAATATTGCGGTAAGCGTGGAGCCGACGGATGCGTCCGCAATTGGACCGATTGAGCTTCCGCAAGGTGACGAGGAGATGCCGCAAACAATCGAAATTGTATACATGGATCGCGGAGACGTCGATCCGGAAGGAGCTGACTAGCGCATGGCGCACGAATCACAGATTACCGGAATGCATAGCGAGCTCCTAGCGCAAACGGCGCTCCTGGCGAACGGATTCGAAGTTTCGCAGCCAATTGCGCCAGAAGTGTACGATCTAATCGTAAGGAATCCGCTCACCAACGACTATTCTCGCGTACAAGTGAAGACCGCCCGCGTTCGGGATGATCGCGATGGGGCAATCGTGATATACGCAAGAAAGGGCAATGGTGACCCGTATACTCCGGAAGAGTGCGATCTAATCGTAGGCGTTAACGGTCCAGACGTGTATATGTTTCCTTGCGTAGGGAACGCGGAGTACTGGAGCACGCCAGGCAACGCAGAAGCGAAATGGACGCTGCTTCCGACGACGCTGCGGAAAGAGGCCGCCGAGGTCGCGCATGTTTGACCGTTTCGCACCGCCAGACGAGCCGATAACCATCGCTCATTGCGAATGGTGCGGACGCGAGATTTACGCCGGCGACGAGGTTAAGCGGACGTTGATCGACGGCTGGCGGCCCGGATACGTTCATGCGGAAGAGTGCGCGGAGGACTACGCGTTCGATCGAGTGTATAACGCGGAAGGTACGATTACAGCGACGTTAGACGTAGAGTAACGAAGGTAAGCGCAAGCTAAAATAAACAGGCCGCGAGCCACGAAGGAGACTATATAAATGGCGAAGTTAAACGGTGTAACAACGGTATCCGAGCGTATTCAATATAACGGTGCGGAGTACGTGAAATCCGATGATGCTGCGGTTGTTGGCGATATCGTGCGGCATGATGCGGAAGGATACACGAGCATTCCAGAGGGAGCGTACTACGAAGTGTTGCGCGCTAATAAGGCGGGCGAACCGAAGATTATCGATGAGGACGGCGACGAGATTACGGTGGATAGCGATTTTGCGGTATTCAAACGCGTAGAGGAAGTCGTCCAGCCTCAGTATCGCGAAGTCAAACGTAAAGCTATCGTAGGCGAGCGCATTCGTATCGTAGCGGCTCAATATACGTCCGGTAGATATCAGAACGGAGACGAATTCACTGCAATGCGTTTATCCGATTCCGGCGGAGTCGAATTTGTGACGGGGAAAGGCGAGGGAGGGTACGCGTATCAGCGAGAATACGTCGTGCTCGAACCGGTGCAGGCTGACGTGAAGAAGGCGGAGGATGAGCCGCAACCAGGCGATAAGGTTCGTTCGAAGATGTACCCAGACACGCTGCATACGTTAGTTAAACGACTACCACAGCACGACGGAGATCGATACGGGAAGGCGTGGGATATTACACCGGGCTCATGGCTCGGAGAGAAACAATTCTATATCGTTGAACGCGCCGTAGAGGCCGCCAAAGCCGCGGAAGAAGCAAAATGGAGCGCGATCGGACGGAAAGTCGGCGAATACAAAGTCGGCGATATTGTTAGGACAACGGATTCTGTCGGGCATAAGGTTGGAACGATTGGCGTCATTTGCACGGTTGACGATACGGATATGCCACGCGTAAAGGCTAACGGCACAGCCATGTGGCACACCGTCGAGCTCATCGCGCCAGTCGAATCGCTATTCAATCGCTCCGAGGCGTAGACATGCAAACGCCAAAGCTGACGCTAGCAGCGAAGCAGCCGACAACGAGCGCGGTCAAAGACGCGGCGCAACGGAAGGCGGCCGCGGTGCCGGAAACAGCCGCGGAGGCGTTCGATCGAATTGGCGCGATGTCGCTTACAGATAAGGAACGCGCGCAGTTTAACGCAGCAAAATCCGCTTATTTCTCCGGGCAACTAGGCAATGTCCGGAGCGATGGCGGAAAGTGGACGAAAGGTGACGTACTCGCAGCGGGCTCCCTCCTCTTGCGCCAACAGGCGGAGGGACTGCGTGAGGAACGTATCCGCGAAGTGCTGGCGAGCAAACCTACGAATTACTTCATTCTTACGAGTGATACCGAGCTCCCAGCGTTCGTCGACCGGTTGCGCGAAGAGTGCCGGCGCCAAATGGCGGAGTGGCGCGATCGCTTCCGCATCCTAGGCGTTGATACGATGACGGCAGGCGACTTCGAGGGAACCGGCGTTGATACGTACATCGACTTATCCATCGGATTCAGCGTATGGCTACCGCTGCTTAACGAGGGCTACTACTTACCGTATGGGCACGTCAGCGGATTCGACGTCCCTTACGCGTTTAAGGAAGGCGATCCGCAGCTAACACGTTCGAAAGTAATCGCGGCAATTTCCCCGTATCTGACGCGGCCGAATCACGGCAAAACGTTTCATATGGGATCGGCACGCTATGACCTCCACGTCGCGATAAAGGACGGTTACGAGATCGCCGGCTGCGTGTGGGATACGTTAGATGCCATGCGGCATTTAAATGAGCACGAGGCGGCCTACGGTTTGAAACCGCTGATCGCGAAGTATGGGCCGGCATTCGGCGTAACAGGCACCGTCTACGCTTTCGAAGACCTTTTCGGTAATCGATCGCCGGCACCATATAACGTTGAGCTTGTCGGCATCTACGCGATTAAGGACGTACTCTACGGATGGAAGCTGTTCGAATGGCAATACGAAGCGATGAGGAACGCGCCTGGCCGCCTACTCGACTGTTACGCACAGATTGACTCGAAGCTGCCGGAAACTGACGTCTTCATGGCGCGATGCGGCTTCGAGATTGATATCGCGGGACTCAAAGCGCTAGAAGACGAATTTACTCCGCTACTCGAAAAAGCGCGCGCTGACGTAGTTACATCGTACGGCATCGACGCGGAGTTTGTCCGTAAGATGGATCGACACATTAACGCGAGAGCAGTCGCGGAGTGGATCGATAAACAGCGGAAGAAAATCGCCAGGCATGCGGAAGACATCGCCAAACAACGCGCTATTATTGCGGAGTGTGAGGCGACCGGTAAAACGAAGCTTAAGCGGTACACGGAGGCTGTCGCCAAACTTGCGCAATTAAAGGCGGAGGTTTTGGCGGATCCGACCGAAGCGAACGCGCCGCTTACGATTACGGAGTTTTCGATTACGAACGGGAATCATCTCGCGTACCTAATCTACGACGTACTCGGTATCGAAGACGTAACCGGCCGCTTTAAGCGCGGGAAGTCACGGTCTACGGCTGCGGACGTTCTCGATGTTTACTACGAGGAAGAGGACGCACTGAAACCGCTGGCGATCGTTGCCGCGTACGAGAAGCTGCTTAATACGTACGTGATGAAGATTCCGCACGCACTTGAGCGAGACGGACGGATCCATACGGAATATAAGGCTGGCGGAACTGCGACAGGTCGCTATAGTAGCGCGGGGTACAACGGTCGACCTATCGATATATTATCCGAATTTGAAACGGAGGACGACGCTAGTGTTAGCAATTGACGACGCGAATTATCACGCGATAGTTAAGAAACTTATCGCAGACGAGCGGAAAGTGCCGAAAGGTTTTAATGCGCAAAACATGCCGTCAAAGGGCGCAGGTAATCGCGTACGTAATTGCTTTGTCCCTAAACGCGGATTCACATTCGTCGGAGCTGACCTGGGTCAGATAGAACCGCGCGTGATGAGCGCCATCATGTGGGATCGATACGGCGATAATTCACTTCGTCAGATTTTCCTTGATGGCGTAGATCTCTATACGACGATGGCGATGATGACGTTCAATATCGCGGAAGAGTTCTGCGTCGATAAAGCGTACGATCCAACCGGCACGTTCAAACCGCGCTCGATGATGAAGACGGGCGTACTCGCAGTTTCATACGATCAATCACCGAAGGCCTTCGCGAAGAAGATGAATGTTACGGACGAAGTGGCAGCGTACTTCTTCGAAAACTTCGACCGCACATTTCCGTCATTCAAAACGATGGTGGCAGATATCCGCGAGTTTATGCGGAAGTACGGTTACGTGGAGACGTTATTTGGAAGAAAACGGCGCTTTCCGGATTACGCTTCGGTTGCTGCAGCAGCGTCAAAAAACGAACAACGGTTGATCAGGTTGTATACGGAGCGTAAGCAACTCCGTAATAAGGAAACGCCGACGCAACGAGATGCACAACGACTAATCGCGGTCCAGGACGAAATCGATATATTGTCGGAGAAACGCGGACTCATCGGTTATTGGGAACGTGCAGCCTTCAACGCGTGTATTCAAGGGACCGGCGCGGATATCTTGAAGATGATCGGAAACCGCAATGCTCGGATATGTAAAGAGCGCGGATGGGAGCTAAACGCGTCCATACACGACGAAGCGCTCAACTCGATTCCTGACGAGCAGCTTACGGAAGAAACGATCGATTTAATTAACGATGTAATGACGCAAACGGCGACGCTAAGTGTACCGTTAGTGACCGATATCGTAATTATGAAGCGCTGGATGCAGGAATTTAAGCCTGGCGAATGGGACTTCGTTAACTGTCGGCCGAAGGATGAGTTCGCGAATAGATATGCATAATTCGAAATATAGGAGGCGTTTGCGCTGCCTAAAGAGATACATCTTACAAAAGGAAACGTTGCAATCGTAGACGATGAAGACTACGATGCTCTTTCAAAGCTCACATGGTGTATTGCTACGACCGGTTACGCCAAAACAAATATGCGCATAGACGGGATTTACAGAACTGTTTTCATGCACAGACATATCCTAAGTGCTCCCAAAGGACTTGTCGTAGACCATGTCGACGGTGATAAGTTAAATAATCAACGATCGAATTTAAGGATCTGCACACATGCGCAAAACTGCAGAAATAAAGTTAAGAATCACAATAACAAATCCGGCTTTAAAGGGGTTTCTTGGGATAGTTGGAATCAACGTTGGAAGTCGGCCATAGAACATCACGGCGTCTCTATTGCACTTGGTAATTACCGCGACCCGATCGAAGCAGCTCGCGCCTACAACGCTAAAGCACGCGAACTATTCGGAGAATATGCGCGACTCAACGAAATTCCCGGAGAAACCGCATAACTGTACGGAATCCCACCGCACGGCGTCGTAATAAATGAACGTAAACAATCGAAGGAGAGTGACGCGGAATGAAGATCACGGAAACGCACGATATCAGTGGTGGATATGACGAGTATAGCGGTAAAGGTTCGATTACGGTAACTGTTGAGGATGACGCAGGAAACCGTACGAGTGTCGACATATCCGCAGGCGAGCCGGAAGATGCCGTATTCTTCCGCGACTTGAACGGCGCGTATAGCATTGCTGACGCGATTAAACTAGCGTACGCGGCCGGCAAGCGTGGCGAGGAGCTCGAATACGTATTTATCGACGAGAATCCGGAAGAGGAGGGTGCGTAAATGGGCGTTGATTTTTACGCATGTGAAAACTGTGCGGACACATTTCCGGATTGCGGTCCTCATTACCATTGCGAGTGCGGCCGCGTTTACTGCTCAGAGGAATGTGCGGACGCTAAGTATAACGTAGATGAAGACGGCGACGAAGAGGATCAAACGTGTGCACATTGCCGCGGTGAGACTGCGGACGACTCCGAGCTGCTGACGTATTTGCTTTCGCTATCCGGATTGTCAAAAACCGAATTACTCGCGCAGTATCTAAAGGAGGCGGTCAGCCATCGCTAGTTTATTTTCACGGATTGGATTGGAAGTCGTCGCAGAGTCCTCGCAAGAAACGCGCGGTACAACGCTAGAACGCGAGTTCCTCACGCAAATGGACGCATACTACGCGTCACCATCGTCATCCTTTTATGACAACGCGATCTCCCGCCGATTCTACGAGCAGAAGCTGCGCTACCTACGTTTTGATCCGTATCCAAACGACGGCCTTGTCACATTCGGTGCGTCCGGTACGGCAATGTGCGATCGGCAGCTTGTACTAAAGAACGCGCAAGGCGTTAAGCCGGAGAAATCCGATGACTTACCATTTCGTGGACGGCAGCGGCGCCAGGGGACCGCGATCGTTGATTACGTTCAGCTCGACCTCGTCCATATGCAGAAGCGTTTAGGCGTGAATGCGAAGTTTACGATGGCTGAACGCGAAAACGGCGAATGGGACTTTGAGGATACGGCGCAACAACGCGTTATATTCGAATACCCGAATCCCGAAACGGGCGAAATCGTTAAATTCGCTATTACTGCGAAGCCTGACGGTAAATTCAATTACGCTCCGGATGGATCGCGCATTATATTCGAATACAAAACTAAGGCCAGCGGACTCCGCGCTATGAACGGTAAAATCGACTTTAAAGGCGCGCAGGACGATCACATCCGCCAAGTAACGGCCGAGTCGCTCGTATTCGGCATTGACGAAGCGCTGATCGTTTACGAATCGACGCAGAAGCCCGCCTGGTTCGATGACGCGCAATCTACGTCGGTCACGAAGGGGCAGAAAACGTGGGAGGACGGTCAGCCACGGCCGGACCTGCGCGCATGCTACGTTAAGATCACGGACGAAATGAAGGCAGCACTGTTATCCGATCTAGCACGTCAGGCTGCGCTAGTTTACGAACAACGCGCTGGCGGTGAGGTTCCGGAAGTTACCGCGGAGAGTACCGGCAAATGCGGTTTCTGCCAGTTTAGCGGATATTGCCGCAAGACAATAACGTCGGATAACTTGGCGAAGCTGCAACGGATCGATTCGGCAATGGCTGCGTCACAGATGGCGGGAAAAGCGGAGCACAGGAACGTTATGAAATATATTGCGGAGGTGATCGAACCTGCCACCGAATAGATATTTGGGTTTGGACCTCTCGTTAAATCCCGGAGTCGCCGCGATCGAAGTACGCAATAGGCAAGCGTATTTAATCGCAGCCTCCGCCATTACGACGACAACGCAAGATAACGACGCAGTCCGCTCATTAACGGTCGAATCATTCATCGCGCAGTTTATCTACGCGAATCGGCCGTTTACCGCGGTCATTCGCGAGGATTTTACTTCCGGCCGCAATAAGCGTGCGACACAGACGGTATTTAGTGCGTGGGCAGCGGCGGACAGAGCGCTTCACGCGTACGGTTACGCGGTGAATGCGGAGATTTCGCCGACCTCCGTTAAGAAAACGGTCACCGGTAGCGGTAAAGCGGAGAAGGCGGAGGTCGCCGAGGCCGTACGGAAATACCTGCGGCTGCCGTCCGATTACAAATTCGTTGCGGGATACGATGACAGTGATGCTTGTGCGATCGTACTCGCGCATCTTATCGCGGAAAATTTAATCGACGTATGAATATCGTCTACTACTCGCTGACCGGCAACGTGCGACGCTTTATCGAGCGGACGGGACTACGCGCGCAGACGATCGACACGCCGCCAGACGGCCCGTTCATCATCGTTACGCCGACGATACGGTTCGGCGAGGTTCCGGATCCTGTCGCGCGATACCTTGCGGAGCATGGCGGGCTCTTACGCGGCACGGCTGCGTCCGGCAATCGTAACTGGGGCGCCAACTACGGAGCTGCTGCAGATAAGATTAGCGCTCTTTACAGCGTTTCAATCGTTCTCAAATTCGAATTATCCGGAACATCCGATGACATACGAAAATTTATCGAAGGAGTTGACGCTTTATCTCACGTCACATCGAGTTAAACAACGAAATTATGCAACGCGGGGAAGACGGATTTTACCGCCTGGAGAAAGACGCGGAGGCCGTGCGTGCCTTCATGCGCGAGGTCAAGTCGAAGTCGATGCGGTTCGAATCCGTTATCGACCGGCTGCGTTATCTCGTGGAGAACACGTACTATTACGATGTGTTCGCGCAATATAACAACGAAGAGTTAATGCAGATTCACGCGATTACTGCCGCCTATAAATTCCGTTTCGCCTCGTACATGGCTGCGTCCAAGTTTTATTCGGATTACGCGCTTAGAACGAACGATAAACGCCAGTATCTCGAAGATTACGGACAGCACGTTGCGATCGTAGCGTTATACCTCGGTCAAGGCGATTACCAGCGCACGGTAAGGCTGGCGCGTTCAATGATGGAGCAGCGCTTGCAGCCGGCGACACCGACTTTCCTCAACGCAGGGCGAGCGCGACGTGGCGAAATGGTATCGTGCTTCCTACTCGAAATGGATGACTCGCTGAATTCGATTAACTACGTGCTCGGAACGTGTATGCAGTTATCGAAGATTGGCGGAGGCGTTGCGGTTAATCTATCGAAACTGCGCGGGCGTGGCGAAGCGATTAAGGGCGTAGAGGGTGCGGCAAAGGGCATTATGCCGGTGCTTAAACTGATGGAAGACGCGTTCTCTTACGCAGATCAGATGGGCCAGCGGAAGGGCTCCGGTGCGGCGTACTATAACATCTTCGGATGGGACCTCGTCGAATTCCTCGATAGTAAGAAGATTAACGCGGATGAAAAGTCGCGTATCAAAACGCTATCGATCGGACTTATCGTTCCGGCGAAATTCTATAAGCTCGCGGAAGAAAATAAACCGCTCGTTGTATTCGGTGGCCACTCCGTTTTTAAAGAGTACGGTAAGCACCTCGACGACATGGATATGACGGTAATGTACGACAAGCTCCTGGCGAACCCCGCCGTTAAAAAGAAAGAGATTATGACCGCGCGTAAGATGCTTGAACGTATTGCAATTACGCAGCTGCAGAGCGGGTATCCGTATATCTGTAACAAAGACAACGCGAACAGCTCGCACGCATTGAATGCGCTGGGCACGATCAAAATGTCGAACCTCTGCACGGAAATTTTCCAGCTGCAGGAGACGTCCGAGATCGCGGACTTCGGCGATGAGAGTAAAATCCTCCGCGATATTTCGTGTAACCTTGCGTCAATGAACATCGCTAACGTAATGGAGCGCAAGAGACTCCGCGAAACGGTACACGAAGGTATGGAGGCGCTAACAGTTATCTCCGATATCTCGCGCATTCCAAACGCTCCCGGCGTTCAGAAAGCGAATCGCGAGCTTCATTCCGTCGGCCTCGGCGTCATGAACCTTAACGGATACCTCGCGAAGAATAAGATTGCTTATGAATCCGAAGAGGCGAAGGACTTTGCGCGCGCATTCTTTGCGGCGATGAATTTCTATTCGATTGAGAAATCGATGATCATCGCGAAACAAAGCGGAGTCAAATTCGATGGTTTCGAGAAGTCTGCGTACGCAGACGGCAGTTACTTCGATATGTATCTCGAAAATGACTACGCGCCGAAAACGGAGAAAGTAGCGGCTCTATTCGAAGGTATGACGCTGCCAACTCGGGCAGATTGGGCTGACTTAGCGTTTATGGTAGCGCAGCACGGACTTTATCACGCGTACCGTTTAGCTATCGCTCCAACGCAATCCATTTCGTATATTCAGAACGCGACATCGTCCGTTATGCCAATCGTAGATGTCATCGAACGCCGTACGTATGCCAACTCGGAGACATTCTATCCGATGCCGTTCTTGGCGCGCGATAACTTTTTCTACTATAAATCCGCGTATAACGTTGATCAATTTAAGGTCATCGATTTAATCGCGGAGATTCAACCACATATAGATCAAGGCATATCGACGATCCTTCATGTAAATAGCGATATCAGTACGCGTAAGCTCGCTCGAATGTATGTTTACGCAAATCACCGCGGGCTCAAATCGCTTTATTATACGCGAACAAATCAAATCGACGTAGCGGAATGCACCGCGTGTCAGATATAGGGAGGCTACGTTAGATGAAGATTACGATGCCATGCGTTAACTGGAATAAGTCGGAAGATTACGTAAATGTGTTCTGGAATCAGAACATTATGCAGTTTTGGACGGAGGAAGAGTTCCCGGTATCCGATGATATCGGGGATTGGACGGGACTATCCGAAGCCGAGCGCTCAACTTATAAACACGTGCTGGCGGGCCTCACCGGTCTTGACACGCAACAGGCGTCCGAAGGAATGCCGCTCATTTCGCTTCATATCGGCGACCACCGTAAGAAGGCTGTCCTGGCGTTTATGGGCGCGATGGAGCATATGCACGCGAAGTCGTATTCGTCCATCTTTACGACGCTGCTTACGTCGGAGGATACGGATTACCTGCTCGAAACGTGGGCGCCGAATCAGTCCAATCTCGTATATAAGGCGGAAGCGATTGGTCAGTATTACCGCAAGCTGCTGAAGCCTGACGTGTCGGGATACGAACTCTATATGGCGTGCGTGGCTTCGGTCCTCCTCGAAAGCTATCTGTTTTATAGCGGATTTTACTATCCGTTATACCTGTCCGGTCAGGGTATAATGCGCGCGTCTGGCGAAGTCATCCGGAAAATCCTCATTGATGAATCGATCCATGGCGTATACGTCGGCTACCTCGCGCAGGAACTGCACGCGCAGCTAACGCAAGAGGAGCGTATCCGTTCAACGCATGAAATCGCCGATCTATTGCGTAGGCTTGACGCAAACGAAGCCGAGTACTCAGCGGAATTGTACGATCCGCTCGGACTTACTGACGACGTGTTGCGGTTTATCCGTTACAACGCGAATAAAGCGCTTATGAATCTCGGCCTGGACACCGCATACGAACCCGAACCATTCAGCGCGATCGTAGAGAACGGAATCGACACGGGAACGAAGCAGCACGATTTCTTCTCGCAGAAGGGCGACGGTTACGTTATCGCGCTTAACATCGAACCAATGACGGACGACGACTTTATTTTCGCGTAAATGTGCGAAACGAAATAATTACTTCGTACAATGCAGTAAGTGTACGGAAATCCTCCGTGCGGAGTCGTAATGAATGTAAGCGCGCAAGACAAATAAACGGAGGTGGGCCGGATGCCTTTACCGAAAGATTCGCTACTATTCGGATTTGCCGCCAAGCTGACGGACGAACAACGCGTCTACGTTGACTCAATGTTCGACCGGCAGCTTACGATTGTTAACGCGAAAAGTGGGACCGGCAAGACTACGCTGGCTGTGGCGGTTGCGAAGATGCTCGGTAAGCCGCTCGTCTACGTATTCGCTCCGGTCGAAGAAAAGCGCATGGGCTACCGTCCAGGCAATCAACGCGAAAAGGAAGCGGAGTACATTACGCCGCTTACCGATGCGCTGACAGAGATTGGCGAGGATCCAGCGCGCGTCATATTCGATCCGGAAAAGCCGGAGTTGCTAAAACGCGGTGAGGTGTGGGTGTATCCGATATCCCACACGTTCGCTCGCGGTACAAATCTCAAAGGGAAAACGATTATTATCGGAGAGTCGCAGAATTTTACGCGGGGTGAGTTGAAGAAGATTCTAACGCGTATTCACGACGATTGTTACGTTATTCTCGAAGGGCACACAGAACAATGCGATTTACCTGACGCGAAGAAATCCGGATTCGCCCCGTATATCGAGCACTACCGTAAGCAGCCATACGCTCAAGTATGCGAGTTAACTCGTAACTTCCGCGGCAAACTGGCGCAGCATGCCGATGAGCTTAAATGGTAAACGAAAGGGTGACGCAATTGAACGATAAGTTAACGCAGATATACGATATGCAACAAGCGCTAGACGATCGCATCATTACCGAGCGCGGCATCGAAAAGTCGCTCGACGAGTGGGTTATTGGAATCACTCTCGCTATGGAATCGGAGATTGACGAAATCCGGCGCGAAGTGAGCTGGAAGTGGTGGAAGAATCCGAAGCCGATCGATAAGGCGGCGCTGCAGGGCGAAGTTATCGACATGTGGCATTTCCTACTCAGCCTATCGCGAATCGTCGGTTTGAGCGCGGACGACATCCACCGCATCTACGTTGAGAAAAACGCGGAGAATCACGCTCGCCAGGACGGAACGAGCGCGAAGGAGGGATACGCGGTATGAGCCGGTTCTTTAACGGGATACCTACGTACACGGACGAAATGCTCGACGGTAAAACGTTAAAGATGGCAGTAGTGAAATCCGAAGGGCATACGGTAGTAGCAGGACAGGACGTAACTACCGGAATCATTTACGTAATCAAACATGTTATCGAAAAGGAGCTCGCTAATTAATGCGCCAGTATCACGACCTATGCCGCCACATCTTCGCAAATGGCGTTGAGAAGACGGACCGCACCGGAACGGGCACGCTTTCTACCTTCGGTTATCAAATGCGATTTAACCTCGCGGAAGGATTTCCGCTGCTGACAACTAAGCGCGTTCATCTACGCAGCATCATCTACGAGCTCCTATGGTTCCTGCGCGGAGACGCCAACGTTAAATATCTACGCGATAACGGCGTAACGATATGGGACGAATGGGCGCGCGATAACGGTGAGCTCGGTCCCGTCTACGGTAAGCAATGGCGCAGCTGGACGTCAACCACTTATCCGAAGGCGTCCGTTAGCATCGATCAGATTAGCGCGGTCATCCGCCAAATACGCGAGAATCCCGACAGCCGGCGCTTAATCGTTAGCGCCTGGAACGTTGAGCAACTCGATCAAATGGCGCTGCCGCCGTGCCACCTACTGTTTCAATTCTACGTCGCTAACGGACGCTTATCGTGCCAATTGTATCAACGGTCGGCCGACGTATTCCTCGGTGTGCCGTTCAACATCGCATCTTACGCGCTCCTGACGATGATGATTGCACAAGTAACCGGACTTGAGCCGGGCGAATTCGTCCATACGATCGGCGACGCACACATTTATACGAATCACCTCGACCAAGTCCGCCTGCAACTTTCTCGCGAAGAACGCCCGCTGCCTATGATGCGCCTGAATCCTGACGTCACCAATATCGATTCGTTCACATACGAAGACTTCGCGCTTGAGGGATACGATCCGCATCCCGCGATTAAGGCGCCGGTGGCGGTCTAGGTATCGAGCAGCTTATCGCGTTAATGATTGCGCTCATGACGACAGGTAGCGAAGAATATGCGCAATCTCACGCAACATACTACGAAGTGACCGCGTATACGGCGGGTCCGGAATCAACCGGAAAACGTCCGGGCGATCGCGGCTACGGTATCACGGCTAGCGGTAAAAAGACGGAGGAAGGCGTTACAGCAGCGTGCGGACCGGACTTGGCGTTCGGCACACGCGTAGAAATACCGGAGCTTGGACGGACTTACACGTGCCAGGACCGTGGCGGCGCAATAACAGCGGACCACCTCGATATCTTTATGACGTCAGTGAAGCGAGCTAGGCAATTCGGAAGGCAGACGATGCGCGTAAAAATAATCCCGCCAGAGAGCGGAAAAGGAGCGGCATAAATGGGCGAAAAGTTAACGGTTATTGAAGGTAAGCAATATCGCGGAGTTGAACGAGCGGCTGGCGTAGGTGAACGAATTAAGATTATCAAACCGGACAGTGAGGACGAAAAGTATGAACGCGGAGAAATTCTTAACGTAGTCGAATCCTTCTCCGACGGTGACGTATACGTATCAGAGTACGGAAGAACGTTTGTCCTATTAAGCGAATATCTGACGCTCGAACCGGTCGAACCCGCTGACGACCTCCGCGCCCTAGTAGACGGCCTCACTGAAACAGTCGCCAGCCTTACGCTGCGTGTGACGGAGCTTGAGCGTAAATCGGCGCAGGCTAAGACTAGTATTGGTGATATTACGGTAAAAATTCCGGATATGAGCGGTATTGCTCGAAGGCTTGCAGATAGCATCCGTGAATATGTAAAACCGAAAACGCGCGACGAGATTGTTGAGCAGGCGAGGAAGGATATTGCGGAGCTTATTGACCGAGCTAAATCTACGCGTATGGATACGCCATCTACAAGTAGATATGGCAGCCTTGACGTGGAATTCGTAATTAACCGCGATAAGAGAACCGTAGTTGCGTTACTTCGCGACCACTGGACCGGTAATAAACGCGTCAGAGTAAGCGGAAAGGCCCGTTGCGCACCGGATGACTGCTTCAACGCGCACATTGGCCGTGCGATTGCGCTGCGCCGTGCGTTAGGGTTAACGGTACCTGACGAGTATTATAGCGCGCCGCACCCGACGGAGGTGCGCGTGGGGGATATCGTAGAGAAGAACTCCTGCAGGCGACGCGTAATTGCGAGTAACGAACATCCTGCGTTATTTAAAACTACGCAAATAGGATCTGTTAACGCTAGCGGACGCATTGTCGACGACTCGCGTGAGGAGGTGGGCGCCTAATGTCCGAGTTATACAAGTCAGAAGAATGGCTTCGTCGTCAATACTGGGAACTTGAGTACTCACTTCAAGACATAGCGGATTTAGCAGGATGCACGAGGAAAAACGTCGAGTACTGGATGAGAAAGTTTGGAATCGAAAGGAGGGATAACCAGACTAAATACACTAGGCGGTTGTTATCGAAAATCTCGGAGACGTCAAAAGGGAGGCCTTCATTTAGCAAGGGTCTAACAAAGCATGAACATCCGTCTCTACTTAGGATTAGTGAAAAGCTTAGCGGCAGCAATAATCCACAATGGAAAGGCGGTAGTTATTTGTCGCACGGATACCGCTTTATATATGATCCAAATCACCCACTCAGCAATAGGCAAGAAGGCTATGTACTAGAACATCGCTTGGTAATGGAATTTCTTATTGGCCGACTTTTAACCGATGACGAAGTTGTTCACCATAGGGACGCGGTGCGGCACAATAACCTTTCATGCAATTTGTTTTTGTTTCCAAACCATAGCGCTCATACCGGCTTCCATATGTTCAAATTGCATAAAAATCCGCTAATAACGGAGGAACAGTTTATGAGCGAGGTGTATACGAATGCTTCCTAATATCTCACTCTGCGGTAAGTTACGCTCCGGAAAGGACTCGGTCGCCGCCTATCTCGTACGCCAATACGGATACACGCGGTTTGCGTTCGGCGACGAGCTTAAGCGTTACTATCACGAGTTGTTTGGCGAAACGGGCACGAAGCCACGCGAAGGCTACCAATGGCTCGGTCAAACGATGCGGCAGCGTGATCCTGACGTTTGGGTGCGGAAGTGTTTCTCGGCGATTGATACGGAGGATAAGCGTTTCTATCGCGGACATCATCAAGTTCTCAATTCGAAAACACGCGAAGTGTTAATCGATGTTCCTGCGAATCCATTGCGCGCCGTCATCACGGACCTGCGCCAGCCTAACGAATACGACCGCTGCCGCGTTGAGGGCTTCGTCATCATCCGCGTAAATGCTCCGGAAGGCGTCCGTATTAATCGCGCGGTCGAGTCCGCTGATACGTTCAATCTCGCCGACCTCCGACACGAAACTGAGTCGCACGTGGATACATTCGCTGTCGACTACGTGATCAATAACGACGGCACACTGGCGGAATTACACGCGCAGATTGACGCAATTATGGCGCAGGTGAGCGCTGATGTCTAACGTACCACTTTCCGCACTCGACGCGTACCGTGCCGGCTATGCTGCGGGCTACTTTCGCGGAAGAATATCGGTTTTAACCGGTGAGGAATACGATGAGCGGACGGATGTTGAGCGCGGCGAGATTGCGGAGGAGACGGCGGATGGTACTGCGTTAGTTGATCCGTGGGATAACGAAAAAGGAACTACCGAATAGATAATTTCGCAAAATAGGCAATTGCGAAATCACGCTTTATAACGGTAGTTCCAATCGTTCTCACTGCGTTCCCCGACCGTCAGGCGCCGCGTACCCTTCGCGCTTAAACATGAGCCATCCGTCGGCCTTACCGTCGTACACGTATTTCACAGGTTCGAACGGCAGCTGATGCTTGTTCATGAACACTTTAATATTCGCGTAATGGCGGCCGCGATCGAAGCTGACCGGATTGGCGTCGGACGGTCGCACAACGTCAGGCTTGCCGATTGCGATACGTTTATTAGCAGCGTCATAGCCTACGTAAAGTTTAATCGCGGAATCCTTGCACGATAACATCTCGACGAGGCCGGCGCTCATGCGGACGCGCCCGAATTTATCAGACGTTAGGAAGGCGGCGCCACCGTGTGCGCCCGAATTTGCCCATACGTCGATTACGATTTTTGACATGCGGAATCCTCCGTTTCTTGTACGAGTTATATAACGCTATTATACGCGGAGATTGACGCAAATACAACGCATAAAAGGAGCGGATTAATATCGGGGCCACGACTCCAAAATGGACTGACAATCGATTCGACCGCTGGCTTGAGGGTAATTTACCAAACTATAGACGTACTGGTTCTGTTATTAACGTTCGCACACCAATACAGATGATGTGTGAAAGAGGGCATGAGATGAGTATGACGATAAACTCTCTCATTCATCGCGGATACCGATGTAAGAAGTGCTTTACAGAGGACGTTAGTAGAGGGGGTCCTAAGCACATAAAGACTCAGGCGAAAACCCGAACGTTCTACGATACAAAATCATTCGGAGCTTTAGTCGAGCAGGACGGTTACAAATTGCTAACCGAATATTGCGGAACAAAGTCATATGTAACCCTAAAGTGCGCCGAACCTTTACATCCGGAATACAAGGTCGTCCCAGGTGCTTTCATCCATAAAGGCCATAGGTGTCCAGAGTGTGCCCTCGCTAAGAGGCGTGGACTATCTGAGGCTTACCAGGCCACAAAATTGGAGCGAAGTCGCTACAAATCTAAGAAATGGTCTACAGATGTACGTAGAGCGCACGGAAACGCTTGTCAATACTGCCGATCGGCCAACAAGAAATTAGTAGCCCATCACATTTTTAGCTGGGAAAATGCTGCGCACTTGCGTTACGAAGTTGAAAACGGGGCTTGTCTTTGTGAAGGGTGCCATACTCACTTTCATAACTCGTACGGTTGCGGCAACAACACGCTAGAACAGTTCGAAGAATGGTTACCTAAAAAGGGGGAATCAGCGAGTGGGGTCTTGTAAAGTGGACATCGGCGAAAAAGGACGTAAATACGAGCAAAGTTACGCGCTAAATACTGCGAAAGGCGTGGCGATGCTATTGCGTGATCGTCACAGAATCTCGGAGCGACGTTTTAAAGGTGATACTGACGCATCCTGCATCATCATCGATCTCCATAGCGCAATAGAGAGCGCCGGCCTTACCGAGCGCCAGGCGGAATCGGTTGCGTGGGTTTACGGGCAGGACCTGACACAAACGGAGGCGGCGCGGATTATGGGCGTATCGCAGCAGGCGGTTAAGCAATCGATAGATGCTGCAGCCGAGCGGATATCTACTGTGTTTAGCCGGTGGGATTACGGCGAGGTTACAGTCGAAATGAACGAACAGGAGGCGCAGGATGACGAAGAATAAACATGCATTTGCGGAAGAGGTTACAGCGCTCATTCAGCGCAATATCACGGACAGAAGTGAGCGCATGGCCGCAATTAATGCGCTGACTGACGAGTACGATCGTGCTGACATGGATGTCACGCAATTAGAGCGCCTGACGGATCACATTTTTCGCGAGGAGTTAACGGACACATACCGCGGCAAGTCAATATGCGTTGAGTACCCGTTTTTAAGCGAGCGCCAGCTAACCACGCGAAGAAATGGCGAGGTAGGTGCCAAAATAGCGGAGGATTACGGCACAGATAGACGAAATTACTCTGTCCCAAAACGCCGTCTGCGCAATTCTTACGAGAATAACTACGTTGATACACACGCGAAGTCACGTAATAAAGCGAGGGCTGCGCAGTATAAGCGCGATACATCATCGAGCGATGTCGTACCGTATAATCTGCGCGACACTAGCGGTGAGTTGGCGCCGGAGTTTGTCGCGTGCCGCGGCTTAGGTGAGCGGTGGAAAAACGGACTAGGCTTCGTCAACTAGCGTAAGTAAATCAGCGATACTGCAGCCGAAATAAGCGCATAGCTTTGCGAGTAGGTCGCGTGGGTAACGTTCGACTTCGTCATTGTACATTTGACGTACGGATTCGAATCGGTAATCTATATCTCGCGCGATCTCGCGAATGCTAACGCCGCGCGCTTCGGAAAGCTGGCGCAAGTTTGAGCGAATGTTCAACGGAATCACCTCCGAAAATAAATATATCCCGACACGTAAAAAGTGTCAATTGGCTGTTGACACGATAAACGAGTCATGATATATTTGGTTTATAGGAACGACTCGTTTAACGAGTCGAATAAATGGAGGTAATGACTTATGATTATCGTTAACACGTGCGAGTGCGGTAAGAAATACCCGGAGACAGCAGCAAAATTCTCTACAGAAGGATACGCTTTTTGCTCAAAAGAATGCGTTGCTAATTATGACATTCCTCTTAAAACCATTTCCCTTTCGGCTCATGCTTGGGATTACGCAGCAGAGTTTAAGGTTTCAGGCGTCCGTGGAAGTGTCAGCCTTCACCGCGATTATAACAAGGTTGGTGACGGAATCTATTGGGGTATGCAGTCCGGGGCGATACTCAAAGCGACATACACACCCGAAGAAATAGCGCACCGTGAACGCATGAAAACATTAGAGCCGATCAACAACGGGGAATTAGTATTGATTGACGGCGAAAAGTATCAAGCGCGAATTCTGGGTAATTTTTCGGATTGCGTGATATTCGATAAATTGGAGGGCTGATCGGAATGTACCATCACGGAAAACGAATGAACGGCCGCCTTTACGTAAAGACTCGCGCCGGAAACTGGGTTGACCTGCGGTTAATTTCCGCGGATATCGTATAATTTACCGCTGTATGCTGACTTATATTATGCAGGACGTTTAGCCAACGATGGCTGAGCGTCTTTTTTGCGTTGGCCTAAACTTACGAAAAAGGGGATCGTTATAAATGACGTTAGAACGCAGTATTAATCCGGAAACTGGCGAAATAGGTACGTTTGTACCTGATGGAGAGGGCTATACGATTCAATCGCAAGAACAGCGCGAAGCAGGTCGCCGTTATTTCGAGGGTCTACGCAATCCAATTAGCGGAGGCCGCAGCGTTGATTTTACATTTACCGCGATGGAGGCGATTGGCGAGGTTATTAGCGTGCTTTCGACGGCACAGTGCGGCTTTCTCGCGGTCATCCAGTGTTACGTTAACTACGATTCAAACGCGCTTATTAACGCGGATAAAACGCCTATGAGCACGGCCGACATGATGCGCGCGCTAAAACTCGAACGGAAGCGCTCGACCTTCTACGCGTTCCTGGCGGCGGCACAGGAGCATGCAATTATTACGGTAGATGACAGCTGCTTTTCCGTCAATCCTCGCTACCATTTCCGCGGTTCTGCGCGCGATACGAGCGTTATACGTACATATACTGCGAAGATTAAGCAAACGTACACTAGCGCGAAACAGGCGGCCGATATCGGGCTTATATACCGCATGCTACCGTTTGTTAATTACGAAATGAACGCGCTATGCTCGAATCCTACCGAAAGGGATCCGCGAAAAGTTGACTGGTTCAATCGTAAGCAGCTGGCGGAGGCGATCGGCATTAGCGAGGCGGAACTAACGAAGAGAATCCGCAGACTTACGGCTGGTGACGAGTATGTAGTCGCGCGAATCAACGTGGGCGGCGAGACAATGTACGTATTCAATCCACTAGTATTCAAGCGTAATAGCCGGCCGCTCAATCACACGGAGCAATTTATGTTCAACGTTAAGTATAAGCGCGGATAAAACGTGTGCTTATTTGGACAAATCGCCCGAAAACGTGTGCTTATTTGGACACGTAAAAAAGCCTAAATCCCGCGTGGGACTAAGTGAGTCGGCGTTTTGGGTGCGAAATTATTTCTTAGTCTTATAGATGGCGCGGTGCTCCGTACGCGTAAACGTAGATGTATACGTAAACATCGCGCGATTACTTGTATTGTGAGTCCGTATGCTGTATTACGTTATGAAACGATTCACAATATTCACAATTAATTCGCGAGGAACGTAGTGACGAAGCGGACGGGGCGCAGTTCCCCGTTATTCTTTTAATATAACGGAGGTGAACGTTAATATGGCGAAAATACTTAGCGCTGAACAGATGATCGCGATCGAATGGTTGTCGAAGCCGAAAAAAGGCGGTAAGACATTCGAAGAAATCGCGGAAATTTGCGGCGTCCATCCGAACACAATCGGTAACTGGCGTAAGGATAAGACGTTTGATGCGGAATTGAAACGGACTATTGTACGCGAAAATAGCGATAAGCTACCGGAATTGGTCGCGTCATTAACGGATTTAGCTATTCGCGGAGATGGTAACGCGGCCTTTGCGAAACTAGCGCTGCAGGTTAACGGAATGTTGACGGATAAGCTCGAAGTGGAAACGAAGGATAGCGGAGATACGGATATTGACGCTATAAAGGCGAGGCTGGCTGCGTACAAAGAACGGAATAAGGGAAGCGAAGGTTAACGTTAAGGTATCGTATTCACAACGCGTACGTTTTTATACGCATATAATGGAAGGAATACGTTTGCGAACGTATGTGTAACGTTGTGAATAGCGAATTATTATCGGGGAGAAGCCATTTTTACGCGCCTGGTCCGGAATTTTTCACGTTTAAGCTACGTTAAAAATAACTGTTGACAACGGACGATATACGTGATCTAAGCGGACAGGCTGCGCTGCATAAAAATCGTATGAAAATAATCGTTGACACGCGCGAATAAATGTGTATGTGCGTTTTTATGCACGTATGAATGTATATTTATGCGTATGCATAACGAATGTATAAACGAATGGGCGTATATACGCGCCAGAAATGCCGTTGTTACGCGGTTTTATAGGCGTGGTGCGGGTTTCATGGCGTAGGTACATATGTACAAAACACGTATTTTATACACATGTCTGCGCGTATTTATGCATAAACGATGTATAAGAATTATTCGTTAAATAACGCTTGACAAATACATGGCGCTATGATCCGCACATACTACGCGAAAATAAACGCTTGACAACGTATTGAACGTGTGATTCACGCATGATATCGCAGCTGAGCACGATCGAACGGTCGATTCCGTGACCCCCAAGGCACCCCGTCATAATGTGCGGAATCAGGTGCGGAGAAAATCCGCGTATCAAAATTAACGTTTGACTTTCGCAGACTAAAGCGTAGGGGCCGCAATGTTAACGATAATCACCGTAATCGGTATCGTTTTTCTCGCAATATGCGCGTATCAGGACGTAACCGACCGAAAGATTCCGTTTCCCAGCGCTTTCGAAACGATGGATGAGTACCGCCGGAAGTATTTACGTTAGTTTATTACGCAGTTTTACCGTGAAATTACCGCTTTATACCGTAATCTTAACCGAATACCTTACCGCAATAGAAATCGCGTTATTTTACGCTAATTATACGCTCAAAAGGAGGACGCCGCCATAGCGTGGATAAACAATCGTTGGCATAACCGCAAGGAACGCGAAGAATTAGTCGCCAGTTACCGCGAATTAGTCGACGCTATGGTCGCGCAGCCCTCGTTAACTGGCGACGAACTAGCGGACATTGACCGCTATCTTACCGAAATCGAACGTTTAGAACGCATATCACGCGCTGAAACGGACTTACTCTACTTCGCGTACGAGTACTTTGGCGAAATTTACAACGCAGACAACAGCGGAAACTGGATTCCGGTCGAAATCGGCGAGGCTCCGGCCTTCCACGGTGAGATTTGCGACATCATGAACGTAGTTTCTACGCGTGAAATTAACGCGAAGATTGCGGTAGCGGCACCGCGTTCGCACGCCAAATCGTCGTTTCTATCGAAGGCGTTCCCGATACATGAGCTCGTTTTCCGAAAACGGAAATACGTCATCATTATTTCGGAGACGCCGCAAGTATCGACGGGGAACATGGAGTGGCTATCGCTGCAGCTTAAGTCGAACGATAAGCTTCGCGCTGACTTCGGTCCGCTATTATCCGCGAAACAGCAGGAGAACCCGAAGGATAACTCGTCGGAATTCATCGCGTGGGAGCCTCGCCAGGACGGCAGCCAGCGCTTATTATGCCGCGTAGAGGCCGCCTCAACCGGTCAGGCGCTCCGTGGGCGTAACTGGAACGGGACGCGGCCGGATTTAATTATCTGCGATGACCTCGAAGGTAAAAAGAATACGAATACGGAGCAACTTCGGACGGAAATGCGCGATTGGTTTACACAGGTCGTGATTCCGCTCGGTGATCCAGCAGGAAAACGGACGGCCTTCGTATACATGGGGACGATGGTCCATCACGATTCGTTACTGCGCTACGTCATGGAGAAGCGGTCGGACTTTAAAACGAAGCTATTCCGCGCGATCATCGAATGGCCTGAGCGGATGGACTTGTGGGAAGCGTGCCGCCTCGTTTACATCGATCGCGATAATCCGAAGCGCGCCGACGAAGCGCAGGCCCTCTACGAACTGAATCGATCAGAGATGGACCGCGGTTCGACCGTACTGTGGCCGGACGTGCAGCCGCTGTGGAAGCTGATGCAGTGGAAATGGGATAACGGAAGCAAAGCGTTCAACACGGAGTATATGAATAATCCGGTTGACGAGGAAAATATGGTGTTTAATCCGGATAAGTTTACGTACTACGACGGACTTCGCGACGATTTCCCTGCGTCCGAGTTCGATATATTTCTCGGATGTGATTTCGCCATGGGCAAAACCCGTGGTGACTATAGCGCAATTGTTACGGTGGCAAAACACCGCAGCAGTGGCGCTATTTTTGTTATCGACGCGTGGGGCGAGCGCGTTCATCCGGACGTGTTCTTGCGCGTGATCGTTGATAAGGTGATCCGCTACCAACCGGCAGGAATCGCGGCAGAAGCGCAGGCGGCGCAGGAATTCTTCGTACACAAACTCAAAGAAGCGCTGCGGGCGGCAGGCTATCCGGCGAATAATCGCGTTAAGGAAATTCACCAACGCACACGTAAGGAGCTACGTATTGAGGCGATGGCGCCCGATATCGAGAACGGCACGATTCGATTCTCGCGCAAGCACGCGTTACTACTCGAACAATTCGAGCTATACGGAAGCGGAACGCATGACGATCTACCGGACGCTATGGAAATGGCGGTCAGCATCGCAAAAAACGGACGCAAGCAAGTAACGAATAAGCCCGCGTGGCTATAACGAAAGGAGGCGGTCAGAATCGCGCCAATTACACAGTGGTTTCAGCGTAAAAATTATTCCGTCGAAACGTCAGGCAACGTAACAGAAGTCTACCAGAGCGGCGGACTCTTTTATACAGGCGGTATGTTTCCGCCACCAAACGAGATCGAACGGCTGGCGAAGTATTATCGCGGACGCAAGATATTCGACGGTAAGCAATACGAATTGGTGGCGCGCATGAGCGACCTCCTTAAGGATACGCCACATGCGGCACAACTCGAAAAATTATATATGGCCGTAAATATTATGGACGTACTCCTAACGAAGCCGGCCGACATGCTCGTAGGGGAGCCGCCAACATACGATTCCGTTAAAGGCGCGGATAGTCCCGAACAGAAGGCTGTAAACAGCATCGTAGAGGAAAACGATCTCAATCAGCTAGTCCACGAGATCACGATCGGCGCCGGCATACGGGGCGACTCCGTTATTAAAGAGTATTACGGATATCGGCAGGATTTCACGGAAGTGCCCGGCGGCATTCCCGAAGGAATCGCAAAAGAACCGATTATCGAAGCGGTCAATCCGGCGTATTTCTTTCCGGAGTTATCGCACCACTCCGCGAAAAAGTTTAAAGCGGTTAATATCGCGACGGTCGAGTGGGTTTATTCGCAATCAGACGGCGAGATTCCGTATCTTAACGTTGAGAGACACGTTCCTGGCTACATCATCTACGAACGCTATCGGTTGACGAAACAGGGCGTAGACAATTCGTTTGGCGCGCCGATTCTAACGTTTATTATTGGCGACAAGGTATCGACTGGACGCGACAAAGACGTCGTTGAGACGGGCGTTCCGCAAATCCTCGTGCAGCACATTCCGTACAAGTCGGTCGACGATCATTGGGCGGGAATCAGCGGTATCGAAAAGATCGAATCGATACTGGCCGCGATCAATGATACGCTCGTGCAGCTCGATTACATTTTACACAAACACTCCGATCCTACCGCGTACGGACCGCCTCTTGACGGCGTCAACGTTAGGATGGGCGGAAAATATATCGATGTTGAAAAGACAGATGTTGTTCCCGGTTACATGGCGTTCTTGTCATCGCAGCAGCTCGACGGAATCTTTAAGGAGCTCGATCTTCTTATCGGACTCGTATTCCAGATGAGCGAAACGCCGCAGTGGTTATTCGGCACGCAAATATCCGGAGGCTCCGACGGCGGAACCGGCACCTCACACTCGGACGGCGGCGCCATTAAAGCGCGCTTTATGCCGGTGCTGACGAAGGTTAAACGGATCCGCTCGCATGTTGATCGCGCAATTCGTGACGCGATCTACAACGCGCAGCAGCTTGAAATCTTCGCAAACGATGGCGTTGATGGCTTCGTTGAATATACGCCAGTTTATCCGAAGATTATGTGGAAAGACGGTATCCCACGCGATGAGAAGGCCGAAGCTGAGACGATGCAGATTAGAACGGGTGGTCACGCTACGATCGACGTAAAATCCGCGATTAAGCGAATGGACGGCATTGACGACGCGCAGGCTGACGAAATCATGACGCGTATCGAAGACGATACGACGCGCGTTAACGGCACGGTCGATTCTACGATATTCAACGGCGGCGGTGGCGCTTAATGTATGAGGAAGAAATCGCGGAAATCGTTGGTGAGTTTCGTAAGGCCGGCGAGGAAATAAACGCGGAAATGGCGAGCCTGGACGTTAGCGCGTTGACGAATAGCGGAGCGCAGCCGGTACTTAAGCGTGTCGGTGAAATCTTGCGCGAATTACTCGCGAAAGTGTCCGAAATGGTGGCGCGCTTATTCGGCAAGGCAGCGGCAGAGGGCGTAAGCAAGGCGCGAGAAAGTATTGGCGTTCCAGGTCCGCCGGAGCCGTCGAGATCACGTGACGCTGTCGTTGCGGCTGCCACTTCCGATATGCAATCGGATTTACTCGCGGTAACGCAGAATATCGATCGACGGACGAAAGCGGCCATACGGCGGGCAGTCGCCGATTCCATGCGCGCGAATATGAGCGCCGGCATCAACGGGCGGCGGACGCTGAATCGCGATACGCTCGCGGGCATCCGCAAGGCGCTCGGTTCATCGGCAGATACCGCAATCATTGACGCTGCAGGACGGCGGTGGAAGCCGGAAGTTTACGTCGACATGGTGACGCGTACGAAAGCGATGAACACGCAAATTGACGCCACGATCGACGAGGCTCTAGCGCGAGACGTTCAATACGGCGTTATCTCACGCCATGGGGCGAAGGATGCCTGCGCGAGATACGAAGGTAAAGTCGTCAAGCTAACACCGGATGCGCCCGGGGATTATCCGTACATTGGCGCGTTGAAGGCGTCAGGCGCAATATTTCATCCGAATTGCAAGCACGTAATAAGTCCGATAAGGAATCCGAGAGGGGATACGAAATGAACGACGGAATTAAAATCGTAGGACGCATCAAATGGGAGCATACGCGAAACGGCGAGATCATCGCAAACGGCGAGCGCGACAACGTCATCACAACCGCGGGCAAGAACGCACTTGCGGCGCTGTTGAATAGTGCGAGCGCAGGAACAACACTTGTTACGCATATCGGATTTGGAACGTCAACGACTGCGGTTGCGGCCGGCGATACAGCGCTAGGAACGGAATTGTCCGGAGGTTCTTATGCGCGAGTAGCTGTTACGCGATCAAATCCGTCCGGAAACGTTATTCAATATCAAGCGACGCTAACCGGTGTTACGAACAATCCTACGGTCCAGGAAGCCGGCTTGTTTAGCGCAATTACTGGCGGAACACTCTTCGCGCATCAACTAACAGGCGCGGTTAATCTTGCTACGGCTGCAGATAGTCTCCAAGTAACTTGGCAAGTGACGTTCTCGTAATGAATAAGGAGGTAGGATATGGCTTACTATCTCCAAATGGACGGAACCAGCAATTATTTAAAACTTCCGTCATTGACGTTAAATAGAATTGTTTTTGATGGTGTCATACGCAGGAGAACAGACGCCAACCGCGTTGTGTGGGATTTCCGAACGGGAATAAGTTTCAGCTACATTTTGCAGCAAACCAATGGTGCTGACGCCATCGGAAGTGGATCGGTTAAGGTGAATGGCGGTTCTAACGTAACCAATAATACAGCATTTATTCCGAATGGAACCAGATGCACTATTGAGCACACATTCTCGACAACAGCTGCGGATGATGGGAATATTTTTTCGAACAGTAGCGGTCAGGCTTCAAGTGTAATTGACGGAGACATATACGATATAAAAATTTACAACGGCGCAACGCTTGTGGCTCATTACGACATGACACTAGGCAACGTCCAGGATCAAAGCGGGAACGGAAGGCACGCCACATTAACGGGCGGCACATGGGTAAGCGACGGAGGATCCGGAACAGAGTATCCGGTTAATCTAACGGACTCCATTTCCGTTACAGATACGTTGAGTAAACGGCTAAACGTAATCGTCGCTGACACCGTCACTACAAGCGAAAATGAATCGGATACCGCAAATAAATCCCTCACGGATTCCATTGCGAGCACCGATTCATTTTCATCAACACGCGGCAAGGGCGTAAATCTATCCGACTCAATCGCTATAACGGACTCCATCCGAAAGGCACTCACGAAATTGCGCGTAGATTCTGTAACACTTACGGATGCCGCCACGGATAGAGCATCGATTGGTAAGTCTTTCGCAGATACACTTACCATTTCGGAGTCAGTAACAACGTTTAAAGGTAAATCGATCGTCCTAAGTGATAACATCACCGTTTCGGATTCGATTAACAAAGCGATCGGCAAGATTCGCGAAGACTTCGTCAGCTCCTCCGACTCGTTGTCGCGAAAAACCAACGTAAGTCTACGCCTATATGACGTAATCGTAACGACCGAAACGTTTTCTAAAACGATACCAAACGCGCCAACTCTCATCGGGACTGTCCGATTAAAGGGGCGCCAGAACTTACGCGTGTACCTAATTGGAAGACGCGATCTAACCGTTAGATTGCGAGGTGGCATCAAAGTGACAGCGGAGAATCAGAAATTTAAGATGACCGCAGGAGACTCGAAGATTATCGAAGTTCCCATCGAGGACATGGCGGATTTAACGGGAATTACTGCTAAATATGCGATGAAAAAATCAATATACAGCGCCGATTCCGATTTATTCAAGGACACAACGAGCGGCATTACGGTAGATGTCGCGAATAAGCAACTTATTATAACGCTATCGCCGACTGATACGCAGAACTTGTCCGGCGATTATTTACACGAAGTTGAAATCACGGATCAGTCCGGTAATGTATCAACAATTATGACTGGTACCGTAACGATTAGAAAAAGCGGAGTTTAGTCCGCGTTGTCCTACGTTATGACGTTAAACTAACGGCTGCACTTACGAATGGTCGACGGACCTTAAACGGTGGAGGTAACGCAATGAAACGTAAATATCCGCTTAGTCTCGATATACAATGGTTCGCGCAAGACCCGCAAGATCCACCCGCTGATCCACCGCAGGATCCGCCAAAGCCGGAGAAAATCGTATTCACTCCGGAACAACAAGCGGAGGTTGATCGTATCGCGGCTGAGAGAGCGGCGCGTGAACGTAAGAAATTTGCGGATTACGACGATGTTAAAACGAAGCTCTCCGATTATGAAAAAGCGGAAGAGGAACGCAGACTGGCGTCACTGTCCGAAAAGGAACGCCTGGAAGCGGAGAAAGCTGACGCGTTAACTAAGGCACAGGCTGCCGAAGAAGCACGCGATAAGGCGCTAACAGCCGCTAACCAACGCCTCATTAAAGCGGAGTTCAAGGCGCTTGCCCGTGAGCTCGGCATTCGTTCTGACGCACTAGATGACGCCCATAAACTCGCTGACTTGTCCGCGGCAAGTGTAGACGATGATGGGAACGTGCTCGGCGTTAGGGACGTAATTGAGGCGCTTGTTAAAGATAAACCATATCTAGCGGAGCAAGCGAAGAAAGAAGCGAAGTCGATCGGCAATCCTTCGAACCCGCCGCAGCCTAACGAGATTAAGACGCTCGAACAGCAGTTGGAGGAAGCGAAGCAGAAACGCGATTTCAGTAAAGTAATCGAATTGTCCAACAAAATCAAAGCCCTATTACGTAATTAACCGTTCCGCCTAAATGGCAGAGCGGTTTTTTAATTTACACCCAAATTTAAGGAGGAATTTTCCCCATGTTAAAAACTTATGACTTTCAAGATCAAATCCGAGACCTATCCGAAGGAATTAGTATGATCATCAATGATGCCCCGACCCTTCTCGGCCTGGTCGGTATGAATGGCGAAGCACTAACGCAAACGAAATACGAATGGATGAGCGATAATCTTAACTCCAACCGTTCTACAGTTAACGGTGCGAAACTCGTTGGCGACACGTCCGTTACTGTAGCAACTGGCGACGGAGATAAATTCCGCGTTAACGCTCTTATCGTAATCGGCGAGGAGTACTTGAAAGTAACCGCGGTTGCAGGCGACGTCATCACTGTAACGCGTGGATTTGACGGTACAACTGCGGCGGCCATCGCTAACGGCGCTGAAATCCGCATCGTAGCGCGTCCGCAACTCGAAGGCGCCGGCGTTGGTACTGACGAAGGTCACGACAGACAAGTGGAGTACAACTTCACGCAAATCATCGAGCGTTACGCGCAAGTATCCGGTACTCAACAAGCGGTCCGTACTTACAACGTAGGTAACGAGCTTGACTACCAAGTTCAACTTCGTCTGAAAGAGATGGCGCGTGAGTTTAATGACTGGTTGATTTACGGTCGTCGTGTTAACTCCGGCGCAGGCGTTCCTCGGATGACTGGCGGTCTGTTGTACTTCGCTGCGCAAAAAGCGGCGTTCAAGAAAAACCTTTCCGGCGCAGAAGTGGCTGCGAAAGACATCAACGAAGTCATGGAGCAAGTATTCCTGCGCGGTGGTAGCGTGAATACCATCCTGACCAATACTGCAGGAGCTCGTCAAATCACGAAATTGGCTAACAACCAAATTCAAGTACAACGTACTGACTCCGCTACTGGTCACCAAATCTCCACGTTCGTATCCGACATCACTGGCGGTAACGTTGCGACAGTCGTTGTTGATCCGAACTTCCCGAAAAACAAAATCGCGTTGTTCGATCGCAGCATCCTTTCCATGCATCCGCTGAGCGGCCGTTCCGTAAGCGACGTTGACGCATCCGTAGCAGGTGCCGACTTTGTTGCGCGTCAAATCCGCGGTGAGTACGGAATCAAGGTTAAGAACGCGAACGAGAAAATCGCGATCATCGAGAACGTAAGCACATCGGTATCCTAATAACTACGAAGACGGGGCGCTTAGCGGCGCCTCTCTTTTCTTAACGGAGGTTTAAAATGGCGGATTATAAAGCCAGTCCGTTCTACGCGGTACAAGACGGCGAGACTCGCATCAGTTTCGACCATGCGGGCGCGTATTCAACGGACGACGCAGCGGAAATTAAACTACTCGACGGACTTGTTCCGGCTTGGATTCAGCGGATCGATGAACAACCGGAGGTAAAGGCGCCAACCACGCGCAAAGCCTCCGCTAAATAAACGGAGGTGACCGCACTATGGCGGCAAATTTAGGCGACGCGGAAGCGTATATCGAACAGAACGTAATCGCGCTCGATGATTGGGCGGAAGCAGACGAAGCCAAAAAACAACGACTGTTAACGGTGGCTGATCGTACTCTTACCGGCCGATACGTCGGGTACACGATTCCGGACGACGCGGTTTACGAATATGCGGCGGTCCTGGCTACGGTATTCAATGATAACGGACTAATGAAGCGGCAAGGCGTCGCAGGTTTCGCCGTCACTGGCGTCGCGTCCTTTACCTTCGCGAACACGGGCAGGCCATCCGATGATATTGCGCGATTCATTCCGAAGGCAGCGACGGACATTATCAACGCGAGCAATGCCGGCCTTCCTAGCGTCGGTGGCCGCGTTAAATGGACGGTGATCTGATGGCGCTCATACCGCTCAAACAAACGGTTACTGTTACGAAAGCTGGCGTAACTGACGATTGGGGCGACGTTGTTCCAGGCGATGAGTTAACGCTTAAGGCTCGCGTAGAAGAACAAACGAAAACGATCACGGCAGCGTCCGGACTCGAAGCGGTTACCACGCTCAAGATTTACCTCGATAAGAAGGCGGATGTATCATATGACGACACGATAACGTATACGGACGAAAACGGTGTGACAGTCGTGAGGAAGCCGATTTCTATCGATGTAAAACGTGGGCTTAACGGTAAAGCGCTTCTAACGGAGGTGCATGTGTAAATGGCGAGTAATCGCATTGATATCGATTTAAACCGTCCGGGCTCGTTCGTACAGAACCTAATCGGACGTTTTTTCCGCGGTTATGGCGAGAGACTTGCGGGTGCGGCTGGTGACGGTGCACGGCGCGGTCTTGAGGACGTTATGGACGAATGGAAGCGCGAAGCGACGGACCTCGCACCGCTTAAGCACGGTACATTGAGGCGCGGCATCCACGTCGATGTCGACGAATCAACCGGCAAGCTAACCGGTGCTATTTCCGTTACCGCGATAGAGAGTAAAAACGGACGAAGTTTCGATTATGCCGAGTATATCCACGATATTTATCCGCAGGTTCACGGCAAAACGTTCAAGCATCCGACGACGCCCGGCACAATTCCGGAATTTTTGGATAAGCCGATGGAAGATCACGAGGATGAGTGGAAGCGTCTGCTCGAACGTGAGATACGCGATGGATTAAGACGGAGGGGATTCTGATGGCGCTGATTAACGATATAGTTTCGATCGATACGTACATCGCGCAGAAGTTTCCGACAGCGGCGACTTTCCGCCAGACTGCTCCGCTCAAGGCCGCGCCTAACACGTTCGTGATTCGGCTTCAAAACAACGTCAGCGCGACGGAAACTTCCACGTCATGGCGAGCTGAACGCGAGTATCAAATCGTGTATTACGGAGCCAAAGTGGCGGACACACTCGCAGCAATGGACGCGCTCAGCACAGCACTGTATTCCGATAAGGTAATCGCGAAGGACGGGGACGTCCGTTATATTCGCGTTGAATCATTCGTGTATAGCATGCCGTTTAAGGCGGCCGATTCGGATAACTACGTCTGCATCGGAGTCTTGCGGGCCGTGACGCGCGCGATGCGTTCGATGGCGGATTACGAAGCGACTGACAAAATTATGCACGTAAATGTCCGGTATCAACCGGAATAAGGAGGCTACACAATGGCAGGCGGAACTTGGGATCCATCAGCACTACCCCCTAGGCCGGGGCTCTATATTGTTTTTAAAAACGCAGCTATTGCGCAGATTAGCGGAGGCGCACGCGGTACGGTAGCGATTCCGCTTAAAGCATTCACGGGCGGTACGGCGGCGGCTAAAACGTTCTACACCGTTACCAACGAAACAGACGCGGCCGCACTTTTCGGCTCGGCCAATATCGCGTCGATTAAGTACGCGCTACAAGGCGGAGCGAAAGAGGTGCTCGTTTACACGTTGCCTGCGAGCGCCACTCCTACCGATTACACTGACGCACGCACCGCTTTCGATACGCGTCCGTTCAATGTTCACGTATTCGATGGCGAAGTAACGGCGGCCATCCAGGACTCGACTCTGACGTGGGTTAACGCAAACAAAGCGGACGGTAAGCACTTCATCGCGGTATTTGGTGCGGCAGCAGCTGCGGACGATCAAACGCCTGCTACCGGTAATGCGCGTTCCGTACGTTTACTTAGCGACTACGCCGTTAACTTGACGGTCGGCACCGTTCTCGATGGCGTGGCAGTTTCATCCGGAGTCTACGCACCATACATTGCGGGCCTTATCGCAGGCACACCGATTAACCGTTCGATTACGTACAAGGTTGCGCCGGTAACGGACGTAAACAAACGCTACACTAACGCCGAAGTCGTTACGGCATTGGCTGCGGGCTCGCTCGTGCTCATGAATGACGGCGAAAAAGTTAAGGTCGAACAGGGCCTCGTAACTTCCGCGAAGAAAATCCGCTCGATTCGCGCACGCCAGGCGATCAGCAACGATATTACGAAGACAGCGGCGGACTCGTACATCGGTCAAATCAACAACGATGCGGACGGTCAGGCAGCGCTAATTTCCGCTGTTAAAGCGTATCTCGAAACGTTGGAAGGCGAAGGCGTGCTGACGGGTATTTCCGTGAGCTTGGATCCGCAATTCCAAAGCGTTGGCGATCGCGTTTACCTACTCGTTAGCTATACCGAACTTGACTCGATGGAACGTATCTTCTTCACAATTACCGTTTAAGAAAGGAGTGTAACGCATGCCAGTATTAGATTCTACGCGCACGATTCAAGGGCATTTCGGCGAAGTCTGGAAAGACGGCGTTTGGCTGACGAATATCTACAAGGCGGAAGCTACCGGCGACATGACGTATGACAAGATCAAACGGAGTGGCACGCGAAGAACTGGTAATAAGCTCGGTGGTATCGAGTATTCCGGCAGCATTGGCGGATACAAAGTTACGACGGAGTTTGCCGAGCAAATCGCGCAAGCTAAAGACGACAAGCGCGGCGCATTCGTTTGCGAGCTAATCATTGCGCTAAAGGATCCGGAAGCATACGGATACGAACGCGTCAGGTTGAAAGGCGTTCAGTTTACGAAGATGGACATCATTAAATTCGAAGTAGGATCGGTCGTTGAGCAGGAAAACCCCTTCGTCTTCGATGACTGGGAGCATCTCGACAAAATCACGTCATAATAAACGCAATCAAACGCAGTTTTACGCCTAGTGCGCTAAGCTGCGTTTTCAATTTCGAAAATTAACCTTACCTAAACGGAGGAACACATATATGGACGCATTACAGGCGTTGCTATCCGCAAATCTTGAAATCGAGCAAGACGTTTACATTAAGCGCCTCGGCGCTAGTTTCCGCATTAAAGCGATGAGCACGAAGGAAATGGAACGCGCGCGTGAGCAATGTACGAAAATCACCGGAACAGGATCGCGTAAAGAATCCGTGGTTGACGCTGACCGTCTGAACTCGGTTATGGTCGCGAAGCTTTGCGTGGTACCGGACTTCGGCGATAAAGGTCTGCTCGCGAAATACGGCGCTGCCAATTCGGCTGACTGCGTAGGCAAGGCGCTTCTGCCCGGAGAGATTGCGCGAATCATCGCAGCCGGCATGGAGTTGTCCGGATTCGGAGACGACGAGGAAGCGGAAGAAGACGTAAAAAACTAATCCAGGCGGGCGGCGTTCCGTATCTCGTACACCGAATATTCCAACGCCACCACATCCCGCCTGACGAATTTTACGCGAAGGACATACGTACTCGGCGATTCATGCTCGTATCCGAAGCGATCGAGTTAGACGTCGAAATCGCGCAGAGAAAGGAGATATAACGGATGGCTTTCGATTTAGTTGCGCGTTTACGTTTAATCGATAATATGACGGCGCCAGCTCGACGTGCAATGTCGTCTATGGCGTCAATGGCGACGAAAATTAGCGGAGTTTCTGCGGCAGTCGGCGTGCTTACGTCCGGACTCGGATCGGCTGCTATCGCGACGAAATCGCTAAGCAAAGCGCTCGATTTCGAAGCGCAGATGTCGACGATTAAGGCGCTGACTGGCGCTACGAGTACGCAGATGAAACAGATGGAAGACCTCGCGCTAACGATGGGGTCGAAAACGAAGTACTCGGCGTTACAGGCTGCGCAAGGTATCGAAGAGTTATTGAAAGCGGGCATATCGCCGGCAGCCGTTCAGTCCGGCGCATTAGAAGCAGCGCTTAACCTCGCAACGGCGGGCGGACTTGAACTTGCGAGCGCGGCCGAGATTATGTCGACGGCACTTAACGCGTACAAAAAAGACGGACTAACAGCGGCCGAAGCATCGAATATCCTCGCGGGGACGGCGAACGCATCCGCAACGGGAGTCGAGGATTTACGCATGTCACTATCGGCAGTCTCCGCTGTTGCGGCCGGCTTCGGTATGACGTTCAAAGATACGAACGCTGCGATGGGATTATTTGCCAACAACGGATTCAAGGGTTCTGACGCGGGGACATCGCTAAAAACGATGCTCCAAAATCTGCAGCCGGGGACTAAGGAACAAATCGCGTTATTTAATAAGCTTGGCATCACAACGAACGGAACCGCTAATAAATTCTTCGATGCGTCCGGTAAGATTCAGGACCTCGCAAATGTAGCGAATACGTTGCGGAAAGCGCTCGGCGGAATGAACAATATGCAACGTCAGGCTGCGTTAGAAGCGATGTTCGGAACGGACGCAATCCGTGCTGCGAATATCCTCTACGAAGAAGGTGCGGACGGAGTTAAAAAGTTTTACGACGAAATGGGCAACGTAACCGCGCTCCAGGTTGCGACGGAGAAGATGAACAACGGTAAGGGCGCGATTGAACAATTTAAAGGCGCCGTCGAAACGTTGCAAATCCGCGCGTTCAAGCCGTTACTGCCTGCGGTCAAGCAGACGTTCAATGCGCTCGGCGATTACGTCACGAATAAGACTCCGCAGATTACAGCGGCTATGCAGCGCATGGTTGACGGTGCCAAACGTTATCTAAACGAACACTTTATCAACAATCCGGAGTTTAAATCGCTTCCCGACACGAAGAGTAAGATTACGTTCATTTTCGATGATCTGTTAGCTGCGTTTAACCGTTGGTATCAACAAACCGGAGCTGGGATGGTTAATACCGCGACTGCTACGCTTGTAGATAACCTTGCGCGAGTACTTAGTGACAACGCAGGCAAGCTTGCGGATCCTGCGATTAAGTTAGGCGCCACTATCGCATCGGGAATCGCGTCCGGCTTACGTGATAGCCTCGCAAATCATCCAATTCTTGGCGGTATGGTTGCGGGAGCTGCAGCGCCTGTTCCCTTGCCGATGAAAGCGACGGTCGGCGCCGGCACGTTAGTAACCGGGAATATGATGAAATCGTTCGACAATTACAAGAAAATGTTCACTTCGGGTGAGATCGAAGGACTTTCGGACCTTAAGGCCGTATTCGGATTCCCTGACGGCAGCCACCGTTCTGGACTTTCTAACGTACCGTTTGACGGATATAGAGCGGAGTTACACCGTGGAGAACGCGTCCTCACCGCATCTGAAAACGATAGCTACTCGCGCGGAAATGGCGGTGGCATAATGGTTACCGGAAATACGTTCCATGTGCGCCAGGAGTCCGACATCCAAGCGATCGCAGCGGAATTAGCGCGTGAGATACGTGCGGCAAGGGAGGCGGGCGTACGATGACGAACGATATGCAATTTTGGCTTTCGTACAACAACGGCGAAGAACGCCTCCGCCTTCCGGTGAATCCCGAATCCGTCCGCATCTCTAAATCGCACGGATACGACGATGTTCTAACGACGCAGCTCGGCGAGGTAACGGTTATCGGATCGGACAGATTGCGCGAGGTATCGTTCTCATCGTTCTTTCCGCGCGACTATAACGAGTCCTTCTGCGAATACGCGGATATTCCGGAGCCACACGAAGCAGTCGCGATGATTGAACGGTGGATCGAAACGCGCCGGCCTATCCGGTTGACGATCACGAATTCCGTTAATATTCCAGTTACCGTGCGCTCATTCACGTATGAAGAACGCGCCGGCCACGTTGGCGACATCTTCTTCGACCTCGCGCTCAAAGAATACCGTTTTACGGAGTTAAATAAGCTCACGGAAAAGAGCGTCGATGGATCACTAACTGCGGTCGCATACGTGGCGGGCGAACCTATGCGCGAAGGGACTGCCGTTCCTTTATCCGCTGAATACACGGTAAAATCCGGCGACAGCCTTTCAAAGATTGCGCATAGCATGTACGCAAACGTCGATAAGTGGCGCGCTATTTACGATGCGAATAAGGCGACGATCGGCGCGAATCCGAATCAAATTAAGCCGGGACAGGTGCTGAAAATGCCGTCATGACAATTTCGGTTATCTACGGTGACACGGTAATTGATCCGCTAGTCACATCCGTCATATGGTCCGGAGATATTACTCAAGCATACCGCAGGCTCGAAGTTACGCTTAAAAACACGCAGGACGGACGCAGCCAGGCGATAACGTTCGAAGTCGGCGGCCAAATTACGCTGCTCTCGGATAACGCCGAGCTATTCCGCGGAGTAGTGTTCGCGTATAACATCAACGCGCAAGGAGTAACGCAGATCACCGCATATGATGAGGCCGTCTACTTAACGAAATCAATTGATACGCGAAAGTTTACCGGAATGACAGCATCGTCAATCTTACGTGAGATATGCGCAGATTTCGATATTGCGATCGGTTCAGTCGCGGATACTGGCTATGTTATTCCGAAGCTAATTCTCCGCGATATGTCGTTGTGGGATATGGTTACGACTGCGCTAACGGAGACGCGTAAGCAAAAGGGTACGCGCTTCCTCGTGCAGTCATCCGGCGGCAAAGTCAACTTAGTCGCGCGAGGTGAGAAGATCGTTAGCTTCGTACTCGACGACACAACGAATATTCTTGACGCAAACTACGCGCAATCTATCGAAGATATGCGCAATCAGGTTAAGGTGCTCGGCGGTGACGAAGAAAAGAATCCGATGGAGCTTACGGTTAAAGACGATGCCAATGCGGAGAAATTCGGCGTCATGCAGCATTTGGAGCGCGCAGATTCAACGCTAACGCGGTCGCAACTCGAACAATTAGCGCAGACGCTACTCGCTGAAATGGCGACGATTAACGATGACGCCACGGTTACAGCGCTCGGCGATACGAGTGTGACGGCGGGCTCAGCGGTCTATGTTCGCGAGTCCTTAACGGGAATTGTCGGTGCGTTTTACGTTGCGACGGATTCTCACGTGTGGGACGGAGATTCGTATAGCATGACGTTAACGATATCGGGCGACGAGGGTCTTCCGCGATTAGAGTATACGCCACCGCCGGTCCCAGCTGCGGAGAAAGCGTATAAATTTACCGGAGCGCTCGCGTTCTTAAACGAATAGGAAGGTGAACGGATGGGCAACGAGATTTTGCAAGGAACGGGCGCGAGTCGCTTAGCGCAAGAGATCAGCGTTATGGGCTACAACGAATACGACCGCTTTGAACTCGCAACCATCACGTCGGCGTTTCCGTCCATTCGCGTTAAAGTAGACGGAATGAAGATCGAACTTGACGCTTCCGACGTCATCATCGCGGAGAGATTAACGGAGCATACACGCCAGGTTACGATTAATGGCGGCACACTTTCGACGATGGTCGTTAAGTCTCCGCTCAACGTTGGCGATCGCGTAATCGTTGCGTCAGCCAGTAACGGTCAAACTTACGTCATACTCGATAAGGCGGTGATTTTATAATGGCGCTAAGTCCGCTTAAAAGTCCGGAAACGCGCGCGGTCGAAGTCACGCAGGTTATCGGACCATCAAAAACGTACGCGATCGATTTCGACGGTGGCGAAGTCAGTGACGCGAAAATAGACGGAGTCGAGGCGGTCCGCCAATTCGTCCGCAAAGCGATTCTGACCGCGCGCTACCGTTTTCAAATTTATTCCAATCAATATGGATGTGAGATCGACGATCTTATCGGCCAAGACGTCACTCAGGCGCTCCTTAACGTAGAGATACCGCGTGTTATTACGGAGGCGCTCATATATGACGCGCGCATTAGAGCCGTCCGAGATTTCGAAATCACTCGTTCCGGTGACGGATTATATATTTCATTTACGGTCGATTCGATTTACGGTTCGGCTACGCAGGAGGTGACGTTATAGATGTTTGAAGATCAAACGAAGGCGACCATTCAGCAGCGTATGCTCGACGCGAGCGACCAAACGATGGATTTGCGCGAAGGATCGGTCACATTCGACATGGTCGCGAAGTCAGCGATTGAGCTTTCGAAGGCTTACGTTGAAATGGATAACGTGCTCAAATTCGGATTCGCCGATACAACGTACGGACCATATCTCGACTTTCGCGCTAATGAACGCGGCCTCACACGGAAGGCGGCGGTCAAGGCGGAGGGCTCCGTTACAATTACAGGCACGAACGGCACGGTCATCGCAGTCGGCACGATGCTCTCAACCGGAGGGAACGCGCCAGTCCTATTCGTAACAACGGCTGCCGGCACTATTGCGAGTGGCACCGTTACAATCGCAGCCGAAGCGCAAACTGGCGGAACAGCGGGCAACGTGGCGGCTGGTGCGATTACGCTTGTACTCGGCAACTTGGCGGGTGTCGCATCGGTTACAAACGCGGCATCATTTGATGGCGGTACCAACACGGAAACTGACGCGGAATTGCTCGCGCGATATCTCGAAGACGTCCGCAAGCCAGTAACGAGCGGCAATGCGAATCAATACCGCAAGTGGGCGCTAGAAGTTGCGGGCATATCTGACGCGAAAGTATATCCGATATGGAGCGGACCCGGTACAGTTAAAGTCGTGCTCCTTGATACGGATAAGACGGCGCCGGCGCCCGCTGTGGTAACGGAAGTGACATCGCATATTGCGGAGGTACATCCGATTGGTGCGACGGTGACGGTGGTCGGCGCAACGGAAGTCGCGATTAACGTTTCCGCAACGTTGACGCTTGCGGCGGGGGCTACGCTAGTCCAAGCGCAGGCACAGATAACGGCCGGATTAAGTACGTATCTGAAATCGCTCGCGTTCACAGATCCGATCGTGCGGTACACGAAAGTGGCGAACGTTATCGGCGATTGCGCTGCGGTGGCGGATTACGCGTCGCTTACGGTGAATAGTGGGACGGCGAATATAACGATTGCGGACGGGAGTGTAGCGGTGGCTGGAACCGTAAGTGTAACGTAATAACGAAAGAGGAGCGGATATAGACGATGGCATACAATAAAAAAGAGCTAGTCACGGACGCGGATAAAAAGCCTGTACCGCAATATTATAACGAGACTGCGGACGCTTACGAAGTCGCGAAGGGCTCGGATGGCGCGCTTCATATGAAACTAACGGGCAGTTATGCGATATTAAAAGGAGAGGCAAAACCTGCGGGTGCACAGAACAATACGCTCCTTGAATATGACACGGAAACAGGCGAGACAACAGTGTATAAATACATCAGTGGCGCTTGGAGGGAGTTGTAATGTCATTAGATGAAATAGCATACCTCAAAGCGAAAACAGCGCACCAGCTTGCCGAACAAGCTACCGTGCAATTGGCAGATATTGCAGTGAACATAAATGCACATAAGCTTGCACCAGAAGCTGATTGGACTCCTGCAATTAGGCGTGCAATCACCGCTACTCCTAAAGGAGGTACATTGCTAATCCCTCCAAATCCAGCAGGGTATTATGTTAAAAGTCAGACTGAAAATTTCCTTTTTAAATTGGAAAAGCCAATTCGAATAGTCGGTTATGGAATAACTTCATTACTCCTTTTAGATGAAACCATCCCGAATGATACGGATATTTTTCTTTTAAGTCCTTCTTCTTTGAGTAACATAGAAGGCTATTCCATCGAAGGGATAACAATCATAGGAAGAGATGGAAGTGTGCCCGCTAGGCACGCCATACATCTTGATACAACGCTTGAACATCAAAAATTAGCCAGGTGTAAATTCGAAAGGAACTTCATTTACCACACAGGCGGGTGGAGTATATACTTAACCAATCCGACTAATACGGATGGATTCTTTACATCTCAGATTCAGAAGAACCTTATTTTTTCTGGGATCAATCTCCAACGTGGCGGAGATAGTCTGACAATTACGGAAAATACGATAGCCGGAAATAATGGAGTTGATGTATCTCTAGTTAACGGCTCGAATACGCTAGTGTTTGCATTCAATAACTTCACAGCAAGAAAAGGAATAATCATTCGCGGCGGGCACAACATCAAGATTCTGTACAACAATTTAGAGGTGGGCTACTCCGATTCGGTATACCCGAATAACGCTCTGTTAGACATTGATGGCTCTGATGTTTCTTTTGATTGGGGATTGTTGGCCGTAGAAGTCTTAGGGAACAACTTAACTTATCGTTCAACGGCTCCTGATGGGGTGAACGGTATTAGGATCAATAAGGCAAGGGGCGCATTAATTGAAGGAAACCACATTACTAATAAAAACTCTACGATGATTGTTATAACAAGTTCGGCACAGGAAACGAGACTCGGTTACAACCTTTACTCTAGCGTTGACCCGAGCGGCATTATCACTGATGCTGGCAGAAACACAATCAGAGAGGTTGTTCACAGAAGTAATCCGTTTACAGGAAACAAAGAGGTTTATGAAATCGATGCAAGCGTAGCTCGTTGGAAAGTTAATACGGTTTGGGATTTAATGAATGTTTATAATTCTGAAGCTATTACGACAAATGATGTGCTGACATTCAATCACATTTGGAATGTCGCTAACAACTTTAACTCGAAATATAAATTTCAAACCCAACAAAGAAATGCGGACGGAACTTTAGCGACAGCAAAGCCTTACGCATATTTAGGCGACGGTTTACAGTATTTCGTCAAGGACGGTTTCGCCTTGACTGCACCTGATGGTTTTAGATGGAGAGTAAACGTGAATAATGACGGAACCATATCGACAACCAAAATGATTTAACACACACAACGATCCCTTAGTTGATTGTGACAGTAAAAAAGGACACAGAACTAAGTTACTGTTCTGTATCCTTTAATTTTCTTTAAATCTGGTTGTTTCATTGTTAAAAACACATTCAAACCAATTGGTAACAGGAGATACAATTCTTTAGGGCTCGTTAAATCTCCGCTCACCATTGAATTTATAAGGCTTATTAAGAAAATTCCCAAAAGCATGTCACCGTAAAATCCTTGTGCTGAGAGTTTCTTTAAACCGATGAAGGACAACACGATCATTATTACAAAAAATGATCCTGAGAGCCATCCTAATTCAGCGAAAGCTTCTAAAATAAGGTTGTGGGGATAATCGAAGAATGAATAATTACCAAACTTACCCACCCCTACACCGATCGGATGGTCAGATATCGCGCGTAAGGCATCCGTATAAAGGAGAATTCTAGCAGATGTCGCGTTATCAGAGAAAATATCGAACAAACGCTTTATAGATGAATTATCTGAGGTGAAGAAAATGAAATAACACACAGGCATTGATATCCACAAAAGAAGGTACATGCTAAGTATATTTGTTTTTTTAGATATGAATGTTTTGATCTTACCGAAAAATATAACAATAAATGCAATGACTAATGAAATTATGGGGCCCTTCGAACCGGTTGATGCCATTACAAACAAGGCAGGCGATAAAAGCACAATAAATTTCAAAAACTTAATCTTGTTATGTACGAGCATCAGTAACAACCAAAGAGCAGCAATTGAAATGGCTCTACCTAACCAAATGG